TTATTGGCCGGGCAGAATGCGAACGGAATAGAGGAGGAGCGGCTGATCCGGGCCGTCCAGCCCCGTATTGATGAGGATGCGGCCGGGGCTGTTGGGCGCAAGCGAGCGATCGAAGCTCACCTGGAAGAGAGCGTCGGTCTTCTCCTGCGTTGCGGTGAAGCGGTGGCGCGAGCAATCTCCCAGGCTTCCAAAATCGCAGCGCACCGCCAGATGCACCGAACGGTTGGCGCCGGACTGAAGCGTCAATGCGACGGTCGAGCTCTTGCCGGCCATTTCCCTCAGGAGCTCCACCGGCACCTGGACCGCTACATCGCCGGCCTCGTTCGGCGTAGCGGAAAGGAGACGCACCGCCGGCCCTTCCGAAGCGGCGACGGCTTCCAGCCTCGCCTGGGCGGCCGGCTGAAGCGCCGCCATATTCTGCGGCACGAAGACCTCCGCCCAATCGGCGGAAAAACCCTGCTGCGGATCGAGTTCCGGCGCGCCAATTCCGGCCGCCGGCCGGCTGCCGGCATTGGATGCCTGCCGGATCACTCCCTGCACGATCTCGGAACTGTAGACCCACCAGGCAGCACCACCGAGAACGGCAAGGCAAAGGCCCCAGACGGCAAGCCGCGAGACCCAGCCACGGCGGCGGCGCGGCTTGGCGGCCCGTTCGGGCGGAACGTCGAGGACGCGGTCATCGGGTCCGCCTTTCCTGCGGTCGGCAGGCTTCGGTTCGGATATCGGTTTAGGCGCCGGGTTCGCCCGTTCGGGACGTGCGGCACCAAGGCTGCCGAGATCGCCGGCGAGTGCGGGTGCGGAGGTGGGGCCGGCCGGCTTCGGGCCTGCATCGCGGGTCTGCCCGCCGAGAAGCACGCCTCCGTGCGGCTCCGGTATCCTGGTGGCCGGCGCCACGGGCGGATCGACCGAGAATTGAGCCGAGGGCTGCTGTTGAACAGGCTGCTGCGAAACAGGCGGCGGTGCCTCAGCCCGCGCCACGCGGCCTCGCTCCTCCATCTCGATCTCGCGAATCTTTCCTTCCARCCGCTGCCGCTGGGCCGCCACGACCTGGACATCGGTCACGCCCTGCTTACGCAGCCCCGCATCCAGCGCCTCGCGCGCGGACTGATAGATGCGAGCGCGGATCTCCGCGTCCGTCCGGTCCGAACGCTCCAGCGCATTTCTGATGGCCGTTTCCAAACCGCTCACTGCCGGTCCTTCATTCTTCTTCGTGTTCCGCAGGATCACGGACATTCACGATTGGTTAGTCTTTCCTCCACGGAACTGMAAGCGCGAGGCATTTTCCGCAAGCTTTTCCGTACCCTCCATGGCTCCGCCTTGAAAGCACAAAGCCGGCGATGTTGTTGGCAATACGGCGCATCAGAATTTTTTCCACCGGCTTTTCGCGGGGCGGCGCATCTGCTAGTCATTCTTACGTTTGCGTAAACGTAATTCGGGAGGGTTCATTCCGTCATGCTTCCGCCGGTACTGAAAGACAGGCTACGCCTGCCGGTCGTCGCCTCGCCGCTCTTCATCATTTCGCACCCCGCGCTGACACTCGCGCAGTGCAAGGCGGGTGTCGTCGGCTCCTTCCCCGCGCTCAACGCCCGGCCGGAAAGCCAGCTCGACGAATGGCTGGCGATGATCACGGAAGAACTTGCCGCCCATGATGCAAGGCATCCCGAGCGGCCGGCCGCGCCGTTTGCCGTCAACCAGATCGTCCATACCTCCAACAGGAGGCTGGAACATGATCTGATGCTGTGCGTGAAATACAAGGTGCCGATCGTCATCTCCTCGCTCGGCGCCGTGCCGGAGGTGAACGCGGCGGTGCATTCCTATGGCGGCATCGTCCTGCACGACGTCATCAACAACCGGCACGCCAATTCGGCGATCCGCAAGGGCGCCGATGGGCTTATCGCGGTGGCGGCCGGCGCGGGCGGCCATGCCGGCACGCTTTCGCCCTTCGCGCTGGTGCAGGAAATCCGCCAATGGTTCGACGGGCCGGTGCTGCTTGCCGGAGCGATCGCCACGGGCGGGGCAATCCTTGCCGCGGAAGCCATGGGGGCGGACATGGCCTATATCGGCTCGCCCTTCATCGCCACCGAGGAGGCGCGCGCCACCGACGGCTACAAGCAGATGATCGTCGACAGCAGTGCGGCCGACATCGTCTACTCGAACTATTTCACCGGCATCCACGGCAACTATCTGAAAGGCTCGATCCGGGCGATGGGCATGGACCCGGATGCGCTCCCCGTCGCCGACCCTTCCAAGATGGATTTCGACAAGGCCACGACCGGTGCCAAGGCCTGGAAGGAAATCTGGGGCGCGGGCCAGGGCGTGGGCGCGGTAAACGAGATCGTTCCGGTTTCGGCTCTCGTAGACCGGCTGGAACGGGAATATCTCGCGGCGCGCAAGCGGCTTGCCGCCTGAAGCGACAGGCGGTTGGCCAGGCCGCCACTGCCTTTCTCCAGGAAAATCCATAATCCCGGCAAATCCCGTCTTGAAATCGCGAGACATTGCCTGTATCAGCCGCATCACATTGCAGCCCGGCCTCCGGCGCTGCCCGTGCCGCTTTAGCTCAGTCGGTAGAGCACATCATTCGTAATGATGGGGTCACGTGTTCGAGTCACGTAAGCGGCACCACTTCCTTCCATTTGAAATGGTTGAAGAAATCGCGAAATCCGCGACGCCTCCCGGAATCCACGTCTCCCGAAATGTCTCCCGATTGAGAATTGGTCTGCGGATTTAGTGGAGATGGCGATGATCTGTAAGCTTCCATCGTTGACGCAAGAAACCTTGTAGAATCCAACAATAGACACCGAGCACCAGATCCGGGATATCTCTGGGATCAGCAAGGAGGCCGTTATGGGCATCACCGTTTACGCTTATGCAGTCGATCCCTCCACCAGCACCGTCACCGGATTCGGCAACTCCATCGAGAGCGTCACCGAAGAGCTTCGCGAGGTCCGTGCTGAGATCGCGCTCGAGGACGGCTACGAAGCCCCGACATCGGAGGTCTATGCCTTCGATCTATATCGCCCGGATCTCGATCAGATCCTGTCCGTTCTCAGCGGTGATGCCGAACTCGGCGACCTAATTCTCCGGAACAAACGCATCGTCGCGACGGTCTCTGCAGACACCGCTTGACTCTCCGGCGCGCGAGAACAAAATAGGAACAAAATCCGTTGACTTCGGAAAGCATTCCTAGGAGGTTCTCATGCCACAGCAGCTCGTCCTCGATATTCCTGTCGACGAAACTTACACCCCGCCACCTGTCGAAGTCGATCTCGCCGAATCAGTACTGCGCGCCCACAATGGCGATGCGGTCGCCGCGATTTGGTCTCTGCTCCTCGACGCCGACTTTCTGCGGGACCAGCTCTGGATCGCCAGCAACCTGATGAGCAAAGGCATCTCCCGGGGATGGAAGCCGCAATACGAGCGAGTCCCATGAAGCACCGCCGCGGCATCGACCTGGTCAGGGACGGCACCGACACGGGCTACACCGTCGGTGAAGGAAGCGGACGTGGATCCTCAGGATCGGACTCGAGGGAGCACTATCGTATCGAGGTCTGGAGCGACCCGCCGGAGGCCGAAGGCGAGCTATTGGAGACGATATCCAGATCAACGGACTTCGCGGTGTCGTGCGCGGCGCTTAGAGCAGCCATCCGACAGCGGCCCGGCAAGGTCCTGATCCATCTCAATGGCCGGCATCAGATGTCAGCCGATAAGGCGCCGGATCCTCCTGTCCCGGAGTTCCTGCGGCCGTTAGGGCGGAGACGGCCGCAGTCTTCAAATCATATGATGCAGACAGGATGACGCTGGCGCAGCTCGAGGAATGGTATGTGCTCGGTGGCAAGTGCAGCGCATGTGTCCATAAAGGATTCATCGATCGCTGGGAGCTTGCGCGGCGCGTCGGCAGGCACGCCGTCATCGCGGCTCTCATACCTCGGCTGCGGTGCACAGCGTGTGGCAACAAAGGCAACAACACGTGGATGACGGGTAGGATCAAACGGTAGCGATCGCACTCTCTTAACCTCGCCGGCATTTTAGGGGCTCCAAAGGACTGTGGGTCCGTATAGCGTCGGCATCCCGATCAACAGGAGTGCTGCGTATGACGATCTTCACGAGCCGAGACCCCGCCGGACGAGCCGCTCTCGAACTCGGCCTCCTGACTGCAGGCATCGTCAGTACGCTTGCTGATGCCCACGCTGCCGGAAAGCAGGCTGCCGAAGAGCGCCGTGAGAAGCGCGCGGCATATAAGTATGCGACGGAACTCGCCGAAGCACGTGGTCGTGCTGACGATCTCGGGCGTGTCGCTATGCGAGCTGTCCGCCACGTGGCCGCGCTCGAGGCCGAAGTCCGCCGTCTGCGCACCGCTCTCGAGCAGCGGCAGGCATTCATCGATCGTCAGCGAGGTGCGGCATGAGCATGATCCCTGATATGTCTGATGCTGGTATCGCGGCACAGTTCGGTGACATCGTGAACGAGCTGCCGGAGCTTTTCGAGGCACTGCGACGCTTTGAAATGCAAAACCGCCCGAAGTCGGTTCCGGGCGGTTTCAATGTCAGGGGCAACTCAATCTCAGTGGAGCGTGGCCGGGGTATGCTTCGGATTCAGGTTGGGAACCCCCGGAGCATGAAATAGCTCCCTTTGCACCTGCCTGAACAAGGCCGCGATCTGCTGTCTCTTCATCTCCTCAATCTCTTCCTCGGTCGGGGTCTTCAGGATCTCGACCGCTTCCATTTCCGCGACCGCCTTCGGATACGCTGGTTTCACCGTCTTCGCTTCCAGGCTCCGCGCGCATGCCGCCGTCGTCGACATCCCGAGCTTGCTGAGATCCTCGTCTGACAGCCTCATCAGCCAGTCCTGTTGCGCGAGGTCGAGCGCGGAAAGATCCATCTCAGCGCGAGTTGCGGCATCAGCACGAGCGTATGCGCGGACGACTTCCCCAGGCGACATCTCACGAACGATCGCGTCGACGGCAGCTTCCTGCTCCTCAGCGAGCTTCCTCGCATCCTCGACGTCGGCAACCTGAGTGTTTTGGAATCCTTCCGTGCTCGGAGGCGTGAGCATCCCCATCCAGCGGAGCAGCGGCCCGAAGACGGCTGCCAGCACCTGAAAGAACCCGGCAATCCACTCCAGCGGATTCAGAAACGCCCGCATCGACCTCTTCTTCTTTTCCATGACGACACCTCCTTGTCTTGTCGAGTTTAGGATCCTGTCGGCGGCCGAAAGCGACAAACGCCTGAACTCGCCGGCGGATTTTGAAAAAAGTTAGTTGACGGAGGCCGATATATCCGGGAGCATTTTTGTAAGCCCCGGATGAGATTAGATTTTTTCTTGTCTACGTCAGGGTAGACACACATCATTAATTCAACGGCAGCGAGGAGCTGTTGGAACAAGGAGAAACAAATGTACTACGGAGCATACAACACCCACGCCGACCTCAATCGCGGCAACCACGGCTTCATCAACACGTGGGCGGTGGTCCGGTTCGAGTCGAAGAAGGATCGTGAGGACTTCCTCAGTGCGTTCGAACACAAGGAGGCCAAAGTGGTCACCCGCAAGGAGGCTGAATGGATCCACGAGCGGAACTTTACGTCTATCGGTAAGGAGGTTCCTGTTGGTGGACTCTTTAAAGCGAACACCTACTGGAGCGGCCCCGGTTTCCAGGGGATCGAGTGGGAGGAACTGAGATTCGCGCAGGACTTCTCAACGCGCGCCGCCTGACGATGGYCTCTTGGCTRAGGCCGAAACCTCCTTCCGGGAGGTCGCGGTAGCCAAACTCACAACAGATGACGACGCATCGCAGGGAACACGCATCAACACTAGGAGGTCATATGTATATCGAGAAGACGGCGTCGCCGGAGGCGATCGTCGAACACTACAAAGAGGTCAACATCCTCCTGACTGAGGTGGGATTTAGCACCCGCCGCCGCGCCTCGTTGCTTGGCAAGAGTGCGCAGACGCTCAAGCAATATTCCGTGAGCCCTGAAAGCGCCCAGCATCGTTTGATCCCATCAGCCGATCTCGACAAGCTGCGCGCCACCGCCGTCGACACATTCTGGCACTCGATGACGGTCTTCCTCTCGAAATGGTCTGCGGCAGAAGGCGTTGACGGTCCTCGCGCTCTTCCGCTCGCATACGACGTTGTCGAGCGTGACCACGTCTACGCCGACAGCAGGCACTTCTTCCTCCCGCGGGCGCAAGAACTCGCGGACGAGGCCGGCGGCATGATCTCGGGCCCGCGCGTCATCGATCGCAATCTGCTTCCGAGGCTGACTGGCCGGGCGCTGCTGCGCAGCCRCTGGCGCAAGGCCGTCTTTGCTCTCCGGAAGAAAGTGAAGCCCGAGGAGATCAAGCCGATCCTCATGGGTCTGTCCGGGTACTGCGAATACAGCGTCCTGCGCATTGGCATCGAATACGTGCCGTTCCGGATCCCGCCGCAGGAGTCCTGGATCGCCGCCCTTGAGGAAAGGATCGCGGCATGATGCGCGTCCTCTCGACCTTCAGCGGCATCAGCGCCGCATCGGCCGCCTGGAAGCCGCTCGGTTTCAAGTTTGTAGGATACTGCGAACCCTCCGCCTTCCCGTGCCACGTGCTCAACAAGCGTGTAGAGGCAACGGCTCCGAAGTACCTGCCTCGAGGAAGCGACTTCAACCCGAGGAAATACAGGACGATAGTGGACGGATCCGTCATTAATTTTGGCGACATCACGCAGATCTCGGACGACGATCTCCGCGCGCTGGGTCAAGTCGACGTGCTCGAAGGCGGGTCGCCGTGCCAGGCATTCTCGATCTCGGGGCTGCGAAGGGGACTGAACGACAACCGCGGAAATCTGGCACTGGCATTCGCACGGCTCGCTCTGAGGATGCGTGAAATCAATGGCCTACGCTTCATCGTGTGGGAAAATGTCAAAGGAGTTCTGTCTGATGAAACCAACGGATTCGGCTGTCTCTTGGCAGCCCTTGCCGGAGGAGAAGATCCTCTGGTCGCGCCAGGGAAGAGCTGGCCAAATTCAGGTCACGTGCTGGCCGGGGCAACGGACGACGTTGACGACGTCACCGTCGCCTGGCGAGTGCTTGATTCTCAACGTTTCGGCCTCGCCCAACGACGAGAGCGAGTGTTCCTTGTCGCAAGTTTTGATCCAGCCCTTGATGCCGGATCAGTACTCTTTGAGTACGACGGCCAGACTTGGAATCCTGAAGCGGGCGACCAAACGCAAAAAGAAGATCCCGGAAATCGTGAGACAGGTGCTTCTGGAACCCGGCCCACGGCCCTGATCCGTGGCGACAGTCAGGCATCGCTCTCGCTGGATCCGGATGTAGCGTTCTGTCTGACCGCGCACGAGGCAAAGGAACCGACGACGGTAATTCACCCGAAGACGGTCGGTACACTGTGTGCTAGCGGCGCGGGGCTTGCGAGACCAGCGGGGCAGGCAAACGAACTTGACTTCGTCGTAGTGCACCCACGCATCGTAGGAACCCTACAAGCGCTAAAGCCGAAGGGGTCGTCCGGTAGCGATCTCGACTTCACGATCGTGCATACGGCAGATGGGGGTGGGGAATACGTCTGCCGCCGCCTGATGCCGATTGAATGTGAGAGACTGCAGGGTTTCGAAGAGGGATGGACCGATGTGCCGATGGGCAACAAACCTGCGACTGATGGCAATCGATACAAGGCGCTCGGCAACTCGATGAGCGTGCCTGTAATGAACTACATCGGCTACCGGCTGCTTCGTGCGGTCACCCGCGTCGCYGAAGAAGAAAGGATTGCCGCATGACCAGAGGATCCAAGAAGTCCGCCGCAAAGCAGGTCGCGTACGCGGAGGTCATAAAGGGGCAGCGGACGACGGCGAAGAGGTCGAAAGCACGGTGGATCAAGCATTCGTGGGACGAAAAGACCGACAGCTTGGTTACTCAATGGACGCCCGGGTTCTTTCCGCGAGCCAGTTCGCACTGGCACCGCGAGGGCAGCATCGACGAGATCGAGGCAAGAGAAAATGCAGGGCAGCGGTCGATGTTCTGAAACATAAAAGGYCCCGGAACGCAACAACCGGGGCCTTTGTCCATCCTCAGATGGTACTGAGGCTGTGCGTCTCACCATATCCCATATAGACCCGGTACCGGGTGCGCTAATCGCGGGACTTCGAAAGAAGCCGCCTCATCCGCGACACATGAAGATAGTGTGTGCCGGCGGAGGAGAACGCAAGGGCCTCAGTTGTCCTCGTCCGCCAGGCGGCGAACTTCTGCATCAGTCTGCTGAGTCATATACTGCCCGATGATTTCAGGTAGTCGAGGACGAATGCTCTCGATATCTTCTGGCGAAAATCCTTCCGCTTCGGCATTCGCAGCGAACTGCTCCGCATACTGCTGCGGACGGTTATCATCGCCTTCCTCATCAAGGTAAGACTGCAGCTCGACGTTCTCACCAAGCCATTCGTAGACGTATTCAAAGATGTCGCGGTCGGCCATATGGGCTCCTCTCCGGTTGTAACGCCATAGAGATAAGCACCGTTCGGTCACGTCGCAATGACGAGCTATCGGGCTTCGACAATCCGCTTGACGGTAGCCARCTTCGTGCGGCAATCCTCGCYGGCCGCAGCGAGCTTGACCAAGTACTGCGCGACATCCCGCTGCGACATCCAGGTGGATCCGGCTACGGGCTCTGCTGAGCATGTCAGCAGAGAGTTCGGCACCTCGACCTTCCGCTCGACGACCTTCTCGACAAGGACTTCTTTCGGAGTGGACTGGCAGCCAGTCATCAGGACGGCCGCGACAGGGAGCATCCACACCCTCATGTCCGACCTCCGAAACGCTTGGCGCGCAGCTTCTCGAGCAGCGGCGACACCGGGCCATTTTCCTCGTCCGGGGCCCTAAGTATCTCCCTGACCGTCTCCATATCCCGCGCTGCCGCGGCGGCGATTTCGGCATGCGCGATCTCGAGTTCGGCGACGACACGCAGCCGATCGGCATCTGCCTTGGCGGCTGCTTGGGCATTGGAGTTGGCGGCCGAGATTGCGGCGTCGCGCTGGCTTGTCAGCAGGACATTGGCGGCCTCGGCTTCCTGGAGGTCGGCGACGACGCTTCGATAATGCCAGTATCCGCCGCCGATGAGGGCCAGAACGGCGACGACGAGCGCGATCTTGAATCCATCGAACAATGAGATCATTCGGCGCCTCCCTTCTTCCTGAGATCGAGCAGGCCGGAGGCGACCCAGCTCCGAAGATCTAGGTGGCCGACGCCGATGTAGAGAGCGAGATGTGCGATGGCCGCGCTGCCAACGACGGTGATGACATCGGCGGTCGCGCCCCAAAACGCGAGCGCGAAGATCCCGGCGAGCGACCACGCGGTCAGCTTCTTCGAGTACGAGCGGGACTTCTGCTTGGTCATGCTGCCAACTCCAGATTCCAGCGCATCCCAGTGGCTTCCGAGATCGCCCCGAGCATCTTGATGCAGAGCGGCTCTCCGCGGAGGAGCTTGGCGATGTGGCCAGCGCGGATGCTTGGATATCGCTCTTTGATCTCGACTGCTGTCAGGCCGTGGGCCTGAATGTGTTCGGCGACGGCGACCGAAAGCTGGCTCTCCAGTTCGGAGATTGTGAAGCACTTGTACTTTTCGGGGATGTAGCAGACGCCCATGTTACGCCACCTTCTTCAGGATGTCGGCATATTCGGGGATCGCGTCGAAGCAAGGACATGCCTTGAGCCACTCGCGCTGCGTGATCTTGCCGTCGCCGTCCTTGTCCGGTGAGAAGTCGCGGTGGCCCTTCACGGCTCTGATCGATGGATACTGCCGGACGAGATCGCCGATGAGCTTCCGAAGCGCAGCCTTCTGCGCGCTCGTCCTGGTGTCCTTGGCCGTCGTGCCGTCCGTAGCGCAGCCGCCGATGTACGAAATCCCGATGGATCCAGAGTTGTGACCCGCGACGTGAGCCCCGACTTTATCCAGTGGTCGTCCGGGCGACACCTTGCCGTCTAGGTGGACAATGAAGTGATAGCCGATATCGCTCCAGCCGAGCTTCTTGTGCCAGCCGCGGATCGTGTCGACGGAGTATTCCTTGCCTTCCGGCGTGGCTGTGCAGTGCACTGCGATGGTGTCTAGTGGCCGCATGTCTCGCTCCCGATCATTCATGTAATGTTCTAACATTACGAAGCGACAGGCGGAAGCGCCGACGGCTGAAAAAATCTGTTGACGGGATCAAAATAATCCTGTTTTAGGATTAATATGATTTTCAAACAGGAGTTTTCATATGATCTATATGTCTGCCGAAGACGCTGCCCTTCTGATTGCCGCCATGCTTCATCGCAGCGGAAAAACACGCGCTCGTATCAGCGATCAAACGCTGAAGGTGATTTCGAAGAGGAAACGACTGAAGACAGCCTTCCGGACGGAAGTCGTCGAGTGGGCCGAGGAGTTCGGGGTTGTCATGTACCCGCTGGATCGTGGCGGATACGGCCTTCTCTCGGCTTCATCGCTGGAAGGAGCCACGCCGCTCCGCAGTGGTCAGTATATCGCTTCTGAACTGCGCGATTTCCGACGTAATGGAGCCATCGATCGCGATGCGATTTATGCGGAACTTGGATTCGAAGCCGAAGAAGACGAGGATTGACATCGATGGAAGGGGGCGGCCGCATGCCGCCCCCTTCCACATCACGCCCGGTACTTGTCACCGGCGAGGAGTCCGATCTGGCGATTGCCATCGGAGTGCCCGAGACCCCATGCGTTGCCCCACGATGACGGACCAGTCGCGTAGTCGGCTTTGTAGATGAGATTGCCTATATCCATGCAGTCGTCATGGATGCCTGGAGAGTGGCTGTGGGCCTTGGTGACCTTCAGACCCATCTTAGACAGACCTACCGTGGATCCGCGAGCTCCGTTCGCTCCCTTGTCACCATGGAACTCGTAATGAACTCCATAGTGGATAAGGGGGGTGTCGGCGTYGACCAGTTCGAAGTCGGCATGCGGACAAGCTTCCYGGAGGAGCCACTCGTAGACATCGAACTCCTCGCCGCGGTCGATCGCGTCTCGCCATTTCCAGTTGGCAAGATGCCATAGCTTGGAGTTTTCGGGGCTGATCTCGGTGGAAGGTCTCTGAAGCCACCTAGCGACGAAATCGTCGTGGTTGCTGTAGACAACATAGGATTTGCACCACGGCCGCGAGGTCTCAGCGATGAAGCGCGCTGCTTCTTCGAGTTCAGGCTCCAAAAGATGGTTCTTCTTGGCGTGCCGTTTGTACAGGGCGATTGGATTCTTATCCTCATGGTGATTTATCGAGACGCCGTCGGTGAGGTCGTTGACGGCTTGGCCCTTGGCGCGGACGACATCAATGAGAGGGAGGTCACTCTCGGGATTCCCGCCGTAGCCCCAAATCGCCCGCGCGAACGGAGCATGCAGGCCTTTGCGATGGGTGCAGCCGACAGGCATGAAGGGACGATCGACAAGGCCGCCGGAGATCTCGATGGCCTCGTTGAGCGTGTAGACGCTGCCAGCGGTCACGAAAAGATCGAGATCGTGGAAATTTCCGGTCTCTGGATCTGCATCTACAATTCGAGGGAATACGCGACCCTCGGTGTCGATCTCAACGATCAGGAACCCTATCGTGTGTCGCGGGATCGCCTTCAATCCGGCCTCCATCTCGACGTAGTTCGGCACGGTGCAAGCCCCTGTCGTCCACATCGTCACAGGATCTGATGACTGCGGCCGCGGAACCGAGATCATGGCGCGCTTGGGGTGAGCGAACACGGATGTCTTGCCGCGGATGTAGGTGTTCAATCCTGTTAAAGGATTGGCCTTGGTCGGGCGCATGTTCATCTCGAAGCATGCCTGGATCGTCGGCGACAAATGTCGGCGGCTGCGGGTGATATGGTCGGAAATTATGCTCGACCACGGCGCCACCTCGACGATGTCCCGTTTCTTTTTCGCGGTGAAAAGCGACTTGCCGTAGGTGAATGGCCCGATCTCGATGCAATCGTAGCCACGCGCGGTGGCGAGCRCATGCATGTTGACGACAAGGGGGCCATGCGCTGGAGTCATGTTCTGAGCGCCGGACAGAATGAACCCCTGCTTGAGCGTGCGCCGCGGTGCCGGCACATTCGGGGAGATCCAGATATCGTCAACGGAACGAGGACCGTCCCATTCTTCAGGCCAAAGGACACCTGGATCGAGCTTCACGCCCACAAGTTTCTGCTCGCCGTTTTCGTCGGTCTCGTAAATGTCCTGCGGCTCTCCGGCCTCTCGGATCCATCCGTTCCCGAGCCAGTTAGAGAACGGAACCGTGAGTTCGTCAGTCGCGATACGCTCCCGGATGTGTTCCTCGGACGGTTGCGGCTTCGAAATCTTGATCTGGGAGGTGACTGGTGCCGGAGCTGACTGCTCAACGGCGGGGACCTGGGTGCGAAGTCGACGGAATTTTCGGCCGCTGATGCCAAGGGCCTCCGTGATTTCCTTGGGCTTCCTGCCCTCGGACAGGAGCGATGCGATAGCTGCTGTGATGTCTGAAAGAGACTGGCCCGACCTGGCCGACGCGGTGGATTCATTCATTTCAATTCCCCTTCGTTCGCCGCCTCTTTTCGGGCGGTCTGAAAGGATGGTTGTCGTCGGCGGACTCCCTCGCAAGTCGTCAACGCCTTGTTCCGGCCTGCGTTTTCGACACTTTGTTGACCACACCAACTGCCGCCTCGCTTTAAAAGCCGAAGATTTTTTTGATTTTTTCGCCGACCAGTATCCACGCCACGCCGGCGGCCGTGGTGAGTGCCGAAATGTAGGCGATGGCGGCGCTGCGCTGGGACTTTATCTCGGCGACATCGGCTTTGACCGCGCCGATGTCTGCCTTCAATCCGTCGATCTCGGTTTTCATGGCAGTCCGGGCAGAGAAGAACTGGTCGAGCTTGGTCTCGAGCCTGGCTTGTCCTTTAATCAGCTCAAGGATTTCGCCGGACGGCAACATGCTATCGGTCATATGCGGGCGCTCATGTCTACGGATTAGTCGATGACATGAGTGCAGCCTGGATATCTGCAAGATTCGAGGCCGAGTCCTTGCGAAAAGTTGGGGTGCAGTGTCATCTGATCACAATCTAAGAGGAAGTGAGTCGGGGGATCGTATGGCCGATCAGGTGGCTGCAGCAGAGGCAAAGCAAAGCCGTTATGAACGGTATATCGAGGAGATCACCGAAGACATCACGAACACAGTCGACGAGTTCGGGTGCCAGCCGATCCTCTTCGTCGGATCCGGGCTGACCAAGCGCTATATGGACGCACCGAATTGGGAGGAATTGCTCGGCCATCTAGCCGACAAATGCTCAACGATCGACAAGGGCTTGGGCTTCTACAAGCAGTCGCTTGGGTCCGCGATCAAGATCGGACAAGAGTTTGCGAAGCTCTATCACGAATGGGCTTGGGGTGCGGGGAACAACGAATTCCCAAAGGAGATGTTCGGCGACAATGTCCATGCTCAGTCGTACATCAAGTTCAAGATTGCGGAAWACCTCACCAGCCTCAACCCCGGCGACGCCAAGGGACTGAAGGCGGAATACCAAGCCGAGATCGATGTCCTCTCGAAGGTGAAGCCCCATGCGATCATAACCACGAACTACGACCAGATGCTCGAACTGATCTTCCCGGATCACGAACCGATTATCGGTCAGCAGATATTGAAAGGTCAGCAGGTCTGCATCGGCGAGATCTACAAGATCCACGGCTGCGTCACTGACCACGACAGCATCGTCTTTACCGAGGACGACTACGACGAGTTCATGAAGCGCAAGAAGTTCTTGAGCGCCAAGCTTCTGACGTTCTTCAACGAGCATCCGCTCGTCTTCGTGGGATACAATGCGGGCGACCCGAACATCCGAGCCATCTTGTCGGACATTGATGAGGCACTTCCGGAAAAGGGCGGCATCATACCGAATGTTTACATCTTGCAGTGGGACGATTCCATCACTAAGGATAGCTGGCCGCAGCGCGAGAAGGTCATCCCGACCGAAGAGGATCGTAGCGTCCGCGTGAAGATGATCGTCGCCAAGGATTTCTCATGGGTGTTCGACGCCTTCGCAGCCAACCCTGCTCTGGCCCACGTCAACACCCGCGTTCTGCGCTCGCTKATCGCACGTTCCTATGAGCTTGTGCGGCACGACATTCCGAAGATGACCGTTGAAGCAGACTTCAAGATGCTCAATGACGCTGTTGAAACACCAGAGACGTTCGCGAAGCTATTCGGCATCGCCAACATCCACGACTACAGTGCTGCAGGCGCGTACCACCGCTTCAGCCTGACGCAGGTTGGACAGGCGCTCGGCCACAAGAACTGGCACCCGGCCGATCATCTGATCACTCGGGTGGTCAACGAGAAGGGTGTGAACATCAAGAAGTCGGACAATCGGTATCACCGTGCCGACAAGGTCAACAACACCGTGTTCCACAAGTACTCGCAGGATGCCGTCGACCTGCTGAAAAAGGTGCAGAACAACGAAGAGTATGCGGTCGACCTTGGCATACCCGAGGTAAAAAAGGCAGAGTGATCAGCTAGGCGCCACGAAATCGATCTTCGTCCCGATCTGGCAGCTCGAGGCATCGATCGTCCCCTCGGAGCCGATCACCAACCCGCTGTCGTTGTCGACATCCCAGCGCGCCATGACATCGACGGTAACCGTCCGCGGCCGGCCATCGACCTCGCTGCGGATCCGTTTCTGCACGAATCCTGAAAACATCGTCATCGTCCGCTGCGACATCACGGACCTCCCATAGGACGTAGATTGAGTTGCTTCGGCAGCGCGGGTGCGAGGCACGACACCGACATGCGCCTCGTCAGGAGGTCTTCCTCCCGGAGCGGCGTGAAGGCGATGCGGAGCCTCGTCGGCATGGTGCCGATGGTCCCGACCGGATCCGAAGATGCCACAGCGGCGGCGTGCTGCGACGACCATGCGTTTTCGAACTCATAGATCCTCGGCGACTGCGCCTGCAGAGAGAAGGCGTCGACAGGCTCGCGGACGCCGCGATACGAGGTCGAATAGACGATGTCTCCAGTCTGCTGCTGATCCGGCCCCGGAGTTGGTACGACCGACCCCGTTCCAGGTATTGATGCGAGCGTGATCCGTGCAGCGCGGCGGCCGCCTTCTTCGATGAGCAGTTCGATGCCTACGACCTTGCCCGTCAGTTCGCCTCCGGGGAGCCGCCTGTGGGCGATGCGGCAGGAGTGCTCGGTCGTGATCCCGCGGCCAATCAGCCACGGCACCTCGAATGTCGTTTCGGCGCACTGGCTGCGCTCGAGGACAGCTCGGTATAGGCGGAGGACTCCGTGACGAACCGTGCGGATCCCGCGGTTGATGTCGAGGAAGCGCGAATTCCTGCTGTCCCGCATGGGCGCACGCTTCTCGCGCTGCACCCACAATGTCGGGCCGCCATCGTAGTCCCGCACCATGAACGTTTCAGTCGCGTCGTGCTCGGTGGCGCAGATCCACGCACGGCCGGCAGCGAGAACCTCGTCGCCGACGACGTAGTGCATGACCTCAAGCGTGTCCGGGTCCTCGTAGAGCCATTCCGACGTCGAGGAGTCGATGTTGAGCGGCCCGAGTGTGACGGTCTCGATGAGCTCGCTCTGATCGTCCTCATCCGGCAGCTCCTGCAGGCCGCTCGGCATAACGATGTCCAGAATCTCCTCGCGCTGCTGGCTGTAGTCGTATGCCGCGCGGAGGCGGAAGTTGATGGTCTTCGGCTGCAGGCGCACTTGGCCACCGGAAGCGCTCCCAAACTTAGAGCCAGAGATGTTGATCCATGTCGGCGTGTCGTCGAGGACAGACTCGACCTCGGCTTCCGCGAGCGTCCATCCTGTCGCCGCGCCGATGGCCGTGCCAGGTTGCGGAAACGAGCTGAGGAAGTCATCCCAAGTGTACGTGGACACCGAATCCGGCTCGCTGACGGACTGCTTGCCTTTCGCGACCTGCGTCCACGAGGCGACGATGCGCAGCTTGCTGATCGGCTTCGGTGGGTGTGTGACGGACAGCGACGGCGGCTCGCCGATGCCCTGATATCCGACGTCGTGGACGATATCGCTGTCGACGAGGTGCGTGCGGCCGAGCGCGAGCGTTGCGCGATCCCACCGCCATACCTCCGGCCGAGCAACGAGTACGCTCTCGGGATCGTCTTTAGCGCCAGCGCCAAAGCAGAGGGGGTCGTAATATTCGGCGTCGACACGGTCCGCGATCGGTGCGTCGGGATCGTAGTCAAAGTCCTCGCCGATGCGCAGCGCGTCCGCGGCGGCCGTCAGGATGTCGTCAGAGGACGGCGGCAGGCAGCGGAATGCAAGCTCGATGGTCTTGCCCGCCATCCCCGTCGGGAGCGGCACCAGACGGCCGCGCGCAAGAACGATAGGTTCTTCGTCTTCGGCGCGCTGCTCCCAGAGGATCGCATAGCGGAGCGCGGTCGGCATCCATCCGCCAACACCCGGATTGGCGATGGTGACCTTGAAATACGGCTCGATCTTGCGGCCCACGCGCTGCTCGACGATGGTTCCGGCAAGCACGAAATAGACATCATCTGCCGCCGTCTCCGGCTCGAAAGGGGTGTCATGAGCGGCGATGAACTGAAGGCCAAGCATCAGGACAGCCCTCCGACTTCTTCCATCTCGATCCACCAGGAAACGTCTGCTGACGAGTCCATGCTGGTCAGGCTCCAGTCCTTTGCGAATACGGTGAGAACGCAACGAGCGTAGACGCGCACTGGCAAGGCTGCCGGGGCATCGAGGGTCACTGTTCTGCCAGAGACTGTGAAGGCCACATCCTCGAATCCAAGGTCGAGGCAGCGCACGGAACCGGGATGGAGGTCGCGGGCGAACACGGTGGTCGTCGATCCAACAGGAATGACGCGGCTGAAGAGTTTGATCGGCACGATGTCGAAGAACTCTAGTTCATCGACCGAGTCGATGGCTGGTGGGCGAAGCTCGCCGTCTCCAGAAGAGATCCGGATCGACATCAAATTGAATTCGGGATCCGCGAGATCCTTCGGAACCGCGTTCCAGTTCCTTTCCCACTGTCGCGCACCTTGGATCAGACGGCAGTCCTCGGAAAGGTTGTTTCCGGTTTGCCAGCCGATACCAAGGGCAGGACAGATCAGCGAAGTGGGTGACTCGTACATCATGAGTATCCCTTATTGAGTTCGTCCAGGGCACGCTTCAGGGAGATGTCGCCTTCCCCGGAGCCGCGCACACCATTGACCGTGATGTCGTATTCAAAACGTGCAGTCGTCTTGGGCGGGGCGTTCCGCCTGCGGATGCTGTCGCCGATGACATCGCCGCCATAAACGCGACCGCCTTCATACAGTGACGGGTCATTGACGAAGCCGTTTTGCCGGAACTTCTCGCGGCCGGCAGCGATCTGCTCGGCCGTTGTCATGCCGTGCCAGCCGATGTCGACGCCTTCCGCCGACCAATAGCGCCCCTGAAATGCGCGGGATCGGTCGGTTCCACGCTCGCGCAGTAGGGTGTTTACCTGCCCGAGATCCTGCGCCCGGATCAACGCCGCCTGCTGCTTCCAGACTTTATCATACGCCTTCTGAGAATCCTGGTAGAAATACTCCGCTGCTTTCTGCCCGAGCGCGAATGCCGCAGCCAAGGTGGTGCCGAGGACAATAGCCGCCGATGTCAGGCTACCAATAGCCGCGCCCACGCCCGCGAGCGCAACACGCAGACCTCCTGCTGTGGCTGCCGCTTTACCTGCAGCTCCAGCGGCCCCGCCAGCAGCCGCACCAGCAGCTCCTGCGGCAGCTTCAGCGCCGACAGCGAGCGAGAATACCTTACCAAGTGCCTTAAAGAGCAGCCCGGCTCCGGTGGCCAGCACAGGAAACAAGCCAACCATGCGCGTCAACCCGACGAACAGACCAAGGGTCGCGATGTCAGTGTTGAAATAATCTAGGATCGGCTTGAAGAACTCGCCGAGGCTTTTAACCACGCCCTTCAGCATGTCGAATGCATCGGCGAACCTCTTCGCGAATGCCACGACCTGATCTCTCGCGGTGTTCATCCAGGTGAAGTCGACAGCGTTTCCGCCGGACACGACTGCCCAGGCATCGACGGCGAACTTCTTCACCTCAGCGAAGGCGTCGCGCATGGAGTTTACCCAGCCGTAATCTGAATCCTTGCCTTCCCAGAGCAGCGAGACCTGCCGACGGACGTCCGCCCACACATCGCGCAGGATCACTGTCTTTTTGACTACAGAATCTAGCCACGCAGTCTGGATGTTGCTCGTGTCGCCGCGGAAGATCGAAAATGCATCCTCCGCGAAGACGCGCGTGTCCTTGAAGGCTTCCACGGCAGCTTTGGCGATCTCYTCGCGGGATTTGATGAGCCATGTCGTCAATTCCCGCGAAACCTTGGTCAGATCAGGCGTCAACGCGCGGCCGATCGTGAGCTGAACGCCCGACGTCGCTGTTTTCAAATTCAGAATTGCGCGCGAATATGCCTCAGCATTCGCAATATCCTGCTTGGTCGCAATGGCACCCGATTCTTCCAGAGTTTTGCGATACTCATCAATTGCTCTGCGACCACCGTTCAACAGCGGGATGAGTTTGACGCCCGAATCCTCACCAAAAAGCCGCATCGCGACACGAGCCTTTTGGCTGGGGTTCTCAATTTTCTGGAATGCGTCCGAAATCTCAAGCAGACCTTCGACGCCGCCCTTGGAAGCGCGATCAATGTCGATCCCATACTGCTGCAGTTCGCGGAGCGCCTGTGCTTGCGGTGACTGTCTGCTCCAGAAATCGTCGCGTGCTTGCATCAGCTCGCGGCGCTCTTTCTCAAGCTTGAAACGTCCTTCGACTGCATCCGTGCCCTTGTTGCCGTATGTCGGCGCAGAGACACCGATAGTATCGATATTGTCGTAGGCAGTCGTCAGATCGAGCCCGCCATACAAGACATTCTTGCTCGCTTCGATGGTGTTGAGCGCGCCGCCGATACGAGCAAGGCGTTCTTCGATGTCAGTGATGGAAGCCTTGCGTGCTTCGAGTTCCGCACCGGAGAAACCGGAAATGAGTTCGTTCAGGTCATCGCGCCGTCCTAGACGAGCTGCCACAGCGGCTTCCTTCGCCGCCATGCTGTAGAAGTCGCGATACTGCCCCTGCGCTTTCTTGATATTCTCGCGCAACGTCAACAACTCGTTGCTGATGGTCGCGATCTGCGTGATTACCTCGTCGCGGTCGGTTCCAGTGAGGTCGGCAGCGTATCCGAGAACGGCGACATCAGAGGTGGACCCGCCGATCCGCTGCGCGTCAATGCTGATGGACTTGAGGGCCGCAGCCGAATCCTTGGCGGCCTTGAGGGATGCGGCCGATAGCGACGACATCTTGGTCGCAAGCCCGCCGACGGCAACAGACGCACCGAGCGCCCCAACGCGAATCCCGCGGAAGGAGCCGACAGCGCCGAGTTTCGTCAGTTCCTTGGAAACGACCTTGGTCTTGCGTCCTACGGCATCTAGCCCACGTCCGATGGGATCGAAGACATGACCTCCGCGGCGCCGCGCGTCTCCAAGCGCGTCTGAGACCGACCGAGCAAACCCGCGCAGCCCCGTCGCGGCCTGTTTCAGGCCGGCCAGGGTAAAGCGGGTTTTGATCTCGTGTGTCGTTGCCATCTATTGTCTCATTCGGTCAGTGCAGCCAATGCCTTCTCATTGCCGGACAGTGCCGTAGCCATCGCGCACGCGGTTCTCAGTGCCTCCAGCTTGTCGCGCTCCTTCAGGATTTCGGTGCGCCAGATCAGCTCCGACGGCGTGAGATCTATTCCGGGGCGGCCGGTCTCGACTTCGTATTGCAGCGCCATCTTCACGAGGGTGACGATGCGGCCATCGACCGGGAGACCGTCTGCGCAGTGCGTCACGCGGCCAGCAGCTCGTTCTCGTCCTCCGGATCCTTTGGAATGATCCCCTCCGCCTGCAGCCGACGGAGGAACTTGAGAAAAAAAACTTCAACGGGCTCATCGCGGAAGGTGACCTTGATGGCGAAGATCGCGATATCTTCGAGAAGGTCGTCCGGCGCAGACTTCAGCCACGCTTCGAACTCAGCATCCCCCTCTGCATCGCAAGCGAACGCGATGAAGGCGGCGACCGCATCATCGCCCGCGGCGAGCAGCGCAGCGCGGAGATCTTTACCCTCGATCACCTGGATGAGGCTGGGGAAGCGGCGACACAGGCGGAGCATCTGCAGGATCGTCACTGCGCGCATCGGGACGGTGACATCGCCGTAGACGAAGTCCTCGAACTTATGGCCGGCTGCTGCCATGAGAGCCGCGATGCCGGACATGGGGACTGTCGAAGCCTTGAGATTCTGCTTGGTGTTCTGGGCCATGTTTCCTCCTTGAAATGGCACGGATGGAAGGAGGAGCCGGAAGAGATCCGGCCCCGATCGGAATTAGCTTTTGAGGACGGTCATGCGGCCGTAACGGAAGCGGGAAGGCTTGGTGCCGTCGGCGTACACGCGACCCGTGAACTGCATCTGGGTGTAGTCATCACCACCCTGCAGCGCGACTTCGCCACTCGGAGTCAGCTTCACGTCCCAGAATTCCACATGGACAGGATCGCCGATCTCGTTGGATCCCCAGAGCGTCAGTTTTCCACGGAGACCGCTGTTCGCCATGAGTCCGAGCTGCTGGCGACCTTCGGCTGCGGTGATAGCCGCACCGGAGACCTCCATCTCGCCGCCGTCGGCTCCGGCGGTCTTGGACAGCCATTCGAAGTCGCCAGTCTCGCCCACCCAACGGTAGTGCGTCCCTTCGACGAACTCGATCGCGTCCGTGACTGCTCCGTCGTCGAATGTCGTGACCGTGGCGTCGCGGAGCCCCGTCGAATAGATGCGGCCGGCGACGAACTTCGTGAAGGTCACAGTCTTCGTGGTAGCTGCCTGCTCAAGGAACTGGTCAACGTCGTCCATCACGAAGGCTGCGCGGACTAGGTCGGAGATTGACAGAGCTGTCAGGCTGATGGTTGCGCCCTTCTGCAGAGGATCGGTGCGCACCAGCGTTTTTTCTGCGAACTCGCGCGACCAACGTTCCATCTCCTGGACTTCCGGTGTGTATCCGAGGGCCTCGAGGTCGCCGAGCTTGTAGGCGCCTTCCTCGCCATGAGGCTGGAACGAGCCCTGAAGCGAGTATTTCGTGTAGTCTTCCGTTAGCGGCAGGAACTTGTTCGCCATATGTTCTCTCCAAAATTAGTGGATGTTTGTGGAAGGCGAACCTTCCTTGGTTGTGACTATGCCTCGGAAGGTGACCCGCAAGGACGAGGTGCCTTGCTCTTCGGCTTCCAGCTCGGTGGGTTCGGACGTGCCGACGTATGTCCAGTCGAGGACTTTTCCGAAATCGAGGGTCGCCGGATCCGTCAGGGTCTCCTCGACCTTCGCAGCCAGCGCGTCGAGCTTCTCGTCCAACTCCTCCACGTCGGCGATCTGCAGAACCTGCACGTTGACGACGATCTGCCGCTGCAGTGGGCGCTGACCCGGGGGATTCTTGCCTACAGGGATCGCGGAGTCAGAGACGGACACGAACGCAAGCGGAAATAGGTCAGACTGGACGCCACGGAGCATGCGAAGCCGTGGCTCAACGAGGCCGAAATCGCCGCCAGCGCGCAGTCGGGCCACGACTGCGTCTCTAAGTTGCGTGCGGATGTGGCTCATGTGCGTTTCCTAAAAAGGTCGACCTCGCACATACCGTAACCATCGGCCGTGCAAGATTCGACTTCGTAGGTCACGCCTCCGATGACGAGCTGATCCCGGCCGGATCCAAGGAAAAGAAGCGTCAGGTCGCCGCCGCGCGTCGGCTCGAGCTTGAGGGCATCGGCAACGGCGCAGCGCATGATGGGGACATTGAAGTCCGTACCGAGGCCGTCTGCAGAGACCCTCGTCGACGACGCGTTGAAGATGACCTGCAGATTATCGGATGCGGTCGTGCCATCCTCGCGATGCCGGATCCATGTAGCAGCGGACGGCACCGCGAAGGTGCGGAGGAAGATCCGGGGGAGTGGGGCGAAGATGCGGGCTACCATCAGTGCAGATCCACCCACGATGTGCCGTTGTAGACGCGCAGCTTGCTTGTGCTAGAATCGTAGTAGATAAGCCCGGCGACCCACGTCTCAGTAGGCGTGCCGCTGCGAGGCAGGACTTGCACAGTCTGCTTGTTGACCGCCAGTGCGCCGAACGCGTGCAGATAGTCGGTTGCGCCTGCACCGTTGCCGCGCTCTGCGTAGCGCAGCGTTGTATTCGCCGAGCGCGTGCCACTGAAATTCGCCGTCGATGTCGGTGAATTCACAGTGATATCGAGGTCATTCCCAGCATCGTTCGCGAAATCGACCGCAACCGTCGGCGTTGCGGTCAGGATCATAGAGATCCTGTTTCCGCGAACAGCGTATCCTGTGCCTCCGACTTGGACGCCTTTGATACCGTCTGTGCCATACTGCAGGCCTCGTCCGACGATGTGACATTCTGAGCCGAGCTGCATCAGCAGTCCGCCGCCCGGCCGCGCGTCGTCGACAACCAGATCGGTGAGCGAGATGCCGGTAGCTTTGTTGATGAGAGCCCATTCGGGGCTATCTCCCCACACGTGCAGCCCCATGAACTGKCAGCCTCCGGCTCTGGTGCCGATCTCGAAAGTCGCGCTACCGGCGAGTGCCGCTTGATTGTGACGGCTCATCGACACGATCATTTTTGATACTTGCGTGTCATGCGGGCCGTCGAAAACGGGCCATTCCCGGGAGAATTGAACGTAAAAGCCGTCAATCGTGGATTCCATGATGGAATCCGTGTTGTCGTTGTCCCATGCGGCCGCTGTTGCGCCCCAACGGCTGTAAAAGCCGCCGGCGGCGCAGTATTCGGACTCAACATCTTTGATGCTATAGGCGCGACCGTAGATACGGATGTTCCATCCCGTGGCCGAGGCAACCTGGTCTTTCTGTCCGTTAATTGTGAGGCGCTCGAGACCAAAACGATGGGGCCCCCCGGCAGTGTCCCCGGTGTACAGGCTCTCGAAATCCTGAGTCTTGAAGATGTCGCCGATGTACCCGGCGAGGCGCTTGAACCAGGTGATACGACGACCGGATCCGCGGTGGATGACCTTGCTCTTCAGCGCCACTTCGCCACCGACCCAGTATTCGCCAGGCGAATATTCGATGACACCGCCGCCTTTAGCGACGACGAAGTCTGTCGCTGCATTCACGCTGGTGGCGTTGTTGTATCCGGCTTCTGGCTTCGCGCCGAAGCAAGCTGCATGAATGCGTCCATCGAACTGCAGCTCCCACCACCTCGAATCTGCCGTTTGGAACTTACCCGCATGCGCAGGTTGGGCACCAACGACCTTGTATAGAGCAGCTCCGCCGTCGCCGGGGGTGTAATAGCCGCCGACTCGAATAGCCGTGACAGTCGACGGAAGCGTGACCGTCGACATCGTGGATGTCGTGTACTGAGCCCCGTCGATACCGTCTCGGCCCGCCGCCCCTACGTCTCCGGTATCGCCCTTTGCACCCTGGTCTCCAGGATCCCCCTTTGGCCCTTGCTGTCCGGTATCTCCGGCTGGCCCCTGTGGTCCAGTGATCTCGGAAAGGGCGATGAGATCCGCCCAAGCTCCATCCGTCTGCCGCCACTGAATTGCGGAGCCAGCTTTCTGTAGTTCGACCGACTTGCCGTTCTCACCGTCGACACCATTGACGCCGTCTTGCCCGTCGGCACCAGCCGGCGCAGAGAATTCGACCCAGTTTGTGGCATCGTCCTTCGGCTCGGCCGCAGACACAAACGGAGCGGCTGCCTGAGAAATGAACATTGAGGACGCTGCGGCCGACCCGGCCGCGAAGACATAGTCTGACGGATTGTAGGTCGCACCGAGGACGAAGGCTCCGCGGTTCGTCAGGCCTGTGCCAGCGTCACCCTTATCGCCTTTCGGCCCCTGCAGGCCTTGTGGACCGTCCGCGCCAGCAGGGCCCTCAGGCCCCTCGAGCGACTCCAGCCACTCGGTCTCGGTGCCGGTGAATCCATTGTCGACGGCGATCTGATAGGCCGACTTCCCGGGAGCGCCGGGAGTACCGCCGCCTGATCCGCCGATTGCGAGAGATGGTCCCATCATGGATCAGTTCTCCAGGATCTTGGTCGTGGTCGCGGTATCGACCGCGCGGAAGCGCAATGTTCGAGAACCGCCGGCGACGTTGAAGGGATGGTCGCCGGGACGCAGATGCCAGCTCTTGGCACCGTTGAAGACGTCGCCGCGGTAGACGAGCACGCCGGATCCTTCGGTGCCGACGGAGACCATCATCAGGGTCGTGGTCTCGCCAAGCTCATGGACGGTGTCGGCGGATGTCGACGCGACGGAAAGCGTGGAGACCCTCGCGGAATCGAGAACGATGCACTCAAAGCTGTCGCCGAGCGAGCTGACGGCGGTGGGGATCGTGTTGGCCATGGTCGGCTCCGGTAATGAAAGGGAATGGTGCGCAGCCGGGTAAAGGAGGAAACCCCGGCTGCGCTGTGCCTCTTCAGGATCAGATGAAGAGGATTCTGACGATGGCGCGGGGCTTCTCGGCGTAGGCCAAGAAGTTCGTCTCAGCCTGCAGCTCGACACCCTTGCCGAAAGGCATCGGCTCGGAAGCCATGTAGTAAGGCAGACCGATGGTGTTCGCGGCCTCGAGCGTGTCGGCTGGGCTGTAGTTGACCTTCAGCAGACCGTTCGCGTTCGGAACCATGAAACCTTCGTCGTCGGGGATGGTCTTCAGGCCGTTGCCAAGGTCAGTGATGTCGACGGACTTCACCTCGATGTTGTCCGCGATCATGAAGCCCGAGCGGTTGTCGGCACGGAGGAACGCGCCGTCCTGCCAACGATCGTAAGCTTCCTTGTTCGACACGTGCGACACGAATTCGTCGAAGACGGCAGCCGGAAGTGCGACGGTGAACTTGGTGAAGGTGTAGCCACCGAGTTCCTTCTCAGCGAGACGCTTGGCGGCGATCATCTTGTCGCGCAGGTTGATCGTCGCATCCGAGAGATCGATCGTGATCTCGTTGCGGGCAACACCGAACTCGTCGAACCAGTCGTAGAGGACGGATCCGTCTGCGTCGTAGAGCACGCCCTGGATTGCTCCCCACTTGCCAGCGTCAATCGTGAGATTGAGCTTGCCGAGCAGGTCAGCACGCTTTTCGGCGAGCTTGGCTTCTACACTCTCCATCGTGTTGTCGGAGCCGAACTGACGCACGCCCTGGACCTCGCTGGCCATGATGGAATCAAACTCCGGATAGTGCGGCACGTCGAACTTGCGCAGGCGGCGCTTGGTGGACGACTGACCGCGACCGATGAAGCCACGGGGCTGCGACTTCACGACACCGATCTTCCCGTCCTTCTCCTCGACCGAGACGGTCGTCGTGTTGATGCCGGACTCGACGAAGGTCGCGAAACCATCGACCGAGGTTGGCTGCGGAGGCAGCAGGTTGATAGCCGCCGTGAGCGACATGAACGAAAAGACATCGCTCTTGAATACGTTTGCCAGATTCATTTTTTGAACTCCTGTTCGTGTTTTGTTCCGAGAGCGATCAGACGGTTTCGCGGACGATGATGAAGGTCTTGGCGAGCAGCGGCGTGGCTTCGGCAACCGTCAGGCCTGCGCCTGTGACCAGCTCGCTCGACTTCACGGATGCTTCACGGACGATGGCGGCGGCCTTGAAGGCGACTGCTCCGGCGACGTTGCGACAGACGATGGCGTACTTCGCATCCCCATCGACATCTGCATCGACGAGAGCCTGGGTAGCGAGAGCGTAGTTCCCGGCTTCATCCGAGATCACGACGGATCCGGACACGTAGGTGCCGGCTGCGAGCGTGATGACTTCACGGCTGCGGCCGGATGTCTCCTCGCCGTGCAGGAAGGCTTCGTCGGCTGTGCCTTGCGTAAGGACTGTGGGCATGGGTGTTTCTCCTGGTTGGCGCTTAGCGCTTGTTTCTGGCCGCAAAGACGGCGGAGGGATCGAATGCGGCGACGGCCGACCGAGCTGCGGGCTTCACTGCGACGGCGACGTCTGCTGTCGGAGCGCCGCGCTCGGCAATCGTCTTCGCGACGGCGGACTTGATGTCGGCTGCACGAGCGCCGAGAGCGCGCATGTCGGTGACAACCTTCTCAAGGCCATAGCCCTTTGCGATGCTGCGGACGGCTTCGACTTCCTGCTTCTCTTCGTCAGTCGGGTCGTCGCCTTCGGCACGCTCGCCGTCGGTCGTCTCCTCTTCGGCGGCTGCAGTGGTGTCGTCTTCGGCGCGTGCTCCACGCAGTGCGCGGATCCGCTCAACGAGGTCTTCGGGGATTGCGTCCTCGGCAGCGCCGATTGCCTCTTCGGCCGATGCGACAGCGTCTTCGGCAGCCTTTACGAGGGCTTCGATGTCCATTTTCTTCTCCTCAGGTTTGTTGGAATCCGCACTCCGGACGGTCGGCGAAGGCACGAATCCATGGAGGCTGCGGATGAAGGAATTCGGATCGGCTCCGACAGGCACGAGACTGCCTTCGGTCAGGAGCCATCTCTTGACGAGCAGCAGCGGAACGTCGCCTTCGCGCTCGACCAGCTCGGTGTCGCGGCGCAGGTCATAGTCGTAACCGGCGCTGATCTGACCGAAATAGCCGTCGATGATGTCCGGCAGCAGTTCGGCGTGCTTGCGAGCGAGGGAGGCGCGGCCGACGACTGCGGTGCCTTCGACGCGAACGTCATCGATCTTGCCGAGGATCTTTTCGATGCCGGAATACGTGTCGTGGCAGTCGATCAGCGGCATGCGAGGGGCGCGGGATAGGTCAACGCCCGCTGCGACCAGAACCTCGTCCATCTCGATGTAGGAGCAATCCATGCCGTCGGGGATCGGCTGCGGCTGGCGAGGATCCGGGAGGAAGCGTCTGACGGGATGTTCCGTCGTGATCACGACGTCGAAAGACCGCGTAGTTTCGTCGACAGAGGTCGGTGCACCAGCGAACGCGCGAACGGATCCAGGACGCGGCGCGCGCTGGTCAGTTGTCGGCGATGTCGAAGGTTTTGCGGGCATTCGCTCTCGTCTCAGAGGTATCTGACGAGGAGCGTCACCTGGCGCGCTGCAAGATTCGAGACGGAGGAAGCAGAAAAATGGAAGCTCCCGATTTCGGGGGCTTCAGGTAGCTAGTCGACATCATCCTCCACGGGAAGCGGATTGCCGTGTTCATCAACACCGGCGACCCAGCGCAGGAACCACTTCCACTCGTCGGAACCCATGTATGCGATGAGATCGCCGCGCGTCTTCACGCCCTGTTCCGCGAGGTCAACCCACTCTTTGACTTCGTCGTCGGCGCGGTCGAGCGGTAGGCATACCGACCACTTGCCACGGCCGTCCTGGCAGACTGCCAAAGCAAAATTCGGGAGGCGGTCGAACGGCAGAGRCTCGTCCATGCGATCGCGGTAGTGGTCGACAAGGTAGCCGAGGAACACCTCATTGGCGTCGCAGAGCTCCTTATATTCGGGGACGCTGGGGGTCTCGAATCCGTACTTCTCAAACACCTGACTTGCTCCTTCGCTGGTTGATCAGATGCGGCAGAACTACCGGACCCTCATCTCCTCCGTCAACACATATTGGCACGATAACGATCAGAAATAGCCGTTTCTTGGCAAGAACTTAGTGTATCAGCGTTTCCATAACTCAAGGATTTCTCCGTGATATTTTCGGAGCTTGTAAACCCGTTTTGCCGTCACCCCGCAGACATAATCGAACCCGGATCTGACGCACCGCTCCCATCCAGATTCTCCAGCTCGTCCTCGACCATGGTCGACTGCAGGATGGCGTTGAAATCCAGTCCGTCGAGGCCGGCATAGACATCGTACTTGAGACCGAGACGCATGGCGCGCTGCTGGTCGAGAGCGTTCTCCTCGTCGATATCTTCGACATCGTCGCCGAACATGGAGGCTACGCGTTTGCGGCTGATAACGCCGATACGGATCGCTTCCTTGAGAGCGGCGACTTCCTGGACCGGGTGGATATGGCCACGCGCCGGCGGCATAAACTCCACGTCGTAGTAGTCGTCGAGGGTCTTGCCCGGCTCCGGCTTCCAAAGGTCGGCGAGGTAGCAAGCGTCCACAAACCGCTTCCAAACAGGGCGGTAGAACTGGCTGATTGCGAGTTCCTGATTTGCCTCGATCGCTCTGGTGACTTCGAGGTTGTTGGCGCGCCACTGTCTGTCATTCAATTTCTCAAAATTGAGGGTGACGTGCTCGACGGACAATCCGAAGCAGACGGCGACCTCCGTCATGCCCTCGCGGCGGAACACGGGGTAGTTCTGGTCGTTGCCCTGCGGCTGCGAGAAGGTGATCTCATATCCGGGATCCGTAATGGTCCAGGTGCCGGGGGTCATGCCAGCGAAGTCGATGCCGTTGTTGTCGACACCGTCTACGCCGAGCGTGGCCTTGCCGTCCTCGCCGAGAGGCGGTGTGATGAAACCGCCATGCATCGCCTGGCCCTTCTTTCGCTCCAGCTCGGCTTCGTCGTATGTCTTGAGGTTCTCGGCCTTGTTGAGCGCTGGGGCACCCCACGGGACACCGCGCATGGATTCGAAGCGATCTGGCCGATACAGGTGCAGCACCTCCGATGCCGGTACGCGCTTCGGCAGCAACGACCGCTTGTCGAGTCGGGCGAAATCCTTCGGGTGGTGATCGTACATCCAGACCGCATCGACACGGTCGATGGGGTTCTTCTCGATCCCGTTGACGATTAGGTTGCCGTTCGGAGCTAGCTCGTTCTTCTCGGTCGGCACGTAGTCCGCTTCCAGGACTTGGAGCTGGAATGGCACGCCGGAGCGCATATCTTCCTTCCGGCGTGGGCGGAACCGCACGAAGGATTCACCGTCGCGGGGTTTGGCCACATAGATTCCGTGAGCGAGAAGATGCAGCGGCAGCACACCGCGGGYATCGGCCTCCCGTTCCCAGCGTCTCCAAAGCTTTCGAAGGATAGGAWCCTTGATGCGCGGCTTGATGCCGTATCCGATCACATTGTTCGCAACCTGACGGCAAGCATTGGCATAGAAACCATCGTTGGCGAATGTCCAGCGGCTGCGTCTGCGGATCTTGTCTAGTTCGCTGTTGGCGGAATTCGGCCCATAGTCAGGAGCGAATTCGATAGAAGGCGAATTACTGGCAGCCTCGTAGAACGAGCGGGATGCGCCGAACCCGAAGCTAGAACCAAGGTCGGTCTGGAACTGGCGGACGATGCCATGTCGTGCAAGGAACTTGGTGTTCGCGGCAATGACGGCAGCCGGCGACGTGGTGGTCTTCGCCTTGGATGTACGGGAGGTCGTGGTGCGAGCCGCCATGTTACCAGCCTCTCTTCGAGATCTGGCGAATCCTGCGAAGCGCGGGCTGCGCGGCCGGGACTTCGGGCGAATTCATGCGATCCCACGCAGCATAGAGGTCGGCGAGGATGGCTTTGTAGTTGTCGCGGGAGGTCCATGTGACGGATCCGCCTCCTGGGCCTGAGGTCGTCACCGACGCGGCTCCCGTGGAAATGCCCTGTTCGAGAGCGACAATCGCTTCCCGGATCTCGAGGGCGGACCAAAATTCGCCAAACCTATTCATGCTACCTCACCGTCGCGGCCATCCCGCCTTGATCTGCTTCATAACCCGCCGCGGCTGCTGCACCTCGACGAGCGTGGACTTTGTCGGCTTCTGCGCGACCTGAGCCACTGGAGGAGCAGCCGTCTGCTCCGGGGCTTGCGCTTTCGCCGTGGATCTACGCTTCGGCTGCTCGGGTACGACTAGACGCGGACTTTCCGCTGCACGACGCTCCTGTGCGTGTGCCGACATGTCGAGGCCGCGGTAGCCGATCTCTCCCGTTTCCGGATCATGGATCGTCTCCGGTATCCCGAGGGTTCCCGCTGCAAGATTCAAGTTTGACCAGACGGTTGGCTTGGCGAGCTGCAGGCCCTTCAAAGCCGCATAGGCGTACGCCAGACAGATCCATTCTTCCTCGGTTCGGCGACCGCGCTTCTTCTGCCAGTAGTAGCCAGCTTTGACCTTCACCCGTTCCTCGCACATGAGCTTGTCGAGGTAGTCGGGGCGCATGGAAGGCGGGATCATGGTGCCGTCTTCATCCGTACGCTGCAGGAGTCGGTAGATGTGATCCTTCGCCAGACCGGAGTCGATCCTGTAGTACTGGGTTCTAGTTTTCTTGTGCCCTGTCGGCTTTGTCGGCCAGACGTAGGTCTCGCGCTCGCCCCTTGTTTTGTTGTTACCGATGATGGCCCAGACGGAGCGGGAAACGGGGAAAGACGCTGCGAATAGGCGCACCTCGTCCGTGAAACCGCCATTCGAGTCCATCGCCGTCGCCATGATCTGCATGGTGCGGCCGTCTCGGCGCTTCCAGTGACGGTTAAGGAAGGCGCGCACTTCCTCATCAGAAGATGGGTCGCCCGGCTGTCCCTGGAATACCCAGTGTCCGATGACGCGCATGCCGCCGTATCGTGTCCACCCGACGACAGAGAACTCGCGGCTGTTGATCTCGTAGGCGGTTCGCTTGCCCTCCTTGTTCTTCTGCGTGTCCCCACCGCAGGTCAGCAGCACTACGTCGTCAGGAACCTCTTCCGGATACGGCCGGATAAGTTGCGAGACAGTGCTCTCGTCGAGGCCGACGCCGAGATCGTCCCAAGGCTCCGCCATCTTGAAGGTGATGAACTCTTTGAGCTTCTGAGGGTCGCCCTGCGCCTCGAGCCACTGCTGCGCGAGGATCTTCCACGCGGCACCAGGCGACATGGAGATCCACGATGGCGCATGGATGCCGACGTTGCCTGGCTGCGTGGGAATGGCGGTCGGGCGATACTCGCCGGCTTCGATAATGGTTTCCTTCTCGTCCTCGTAAATGAAGCAATCGCGGTCGGTGTCGCACTTGTAGTAGGCGCGGGCGACATGGCCGTGCTCGTCGAGATCCCAGCGGAAGCCGTAGCGCGTCTTGTCGCTTCCCCAGCGCAGCTCCTGCGTCGTCTGGCAGTTCGGGCAAGTGATGAAGAGCTTCCGTTTGTCCGAGGTCTGCCACTCGCGCCACACGACAGAGACGTCACGAATGCCTGGCGTGCTGCCGATAATCAGCTTCGAATCCACGAAATCGGTACCGCGGTTTCTGAGCTGCGAGACCTTGTCGCCAGCAGAATGGCCACGCGGCTGCCATCCGTCGCGGTCGGCTTCGTCGGCGAGCTGGAGCCACGACGTGAAGGATTGAAGACTGTCTTCGTTGAAGGCCGCGCGGAAGTAGGCGATGGCACCATTGCGATATCGTTGCTCGGCCATGGTGTCGGCGGGCTCACCGCGCTTGATCTCGCGGATGATATCGRCGACGGCCTGGACACGGCCGTAGAGCGTGGCGATCTCGTCCTTGAAGAACCGCTCGGTGTCTCCGTCGGTCGGGAAGACGACGGAGATGCGCTTGGCGAGGACGGCCACGCAATATGCGAAGATGACACGAAGGAGCTTCGAATAGCCGATCTGGACTCCCTTGAGGACGGTGACCTGTCGGCAGTTCGGATCGTGGAAGACGGCATTGCCGATGGCGCGCTGGTAGACGGACAGGCGCATGGGACCGGCACGCGAGGATTCCTGCGCCGTCAGGTTGACGTTGTCATAGACCCATTCAACGAAAGGCGGCTTCTCCGGCCACCCAAGATAGGTTGCGCGATATTCCGCGAGGAGCTGCTTGAACTCCTCCAGACCCTCGGCGAAGTCGGACTCCGCCAGAAGCTCGGTCGCCTCCGCCCGGATGTCATGGAGATTCAGGGTCATGGTCAGCCCTTCCGCAGCGCGTCGGCCTCGGTGTCGGCAACCAGCGCCTTCAGCGCTCCCTTAATCTGCTCCTCGGCGACATCGCGGATCTTCGACGAGATCTTGGCGTCCACCTTGCCTGCAAGAGTGTCAGGGATCGCGATGAGACGGAGGCGAAGCTCCGCATAATCGCGGCGCACGAGGTCGAGCATGTCCTGGATCTTCGCCACCATGCGGATGTCTTCGGCAGCGGCGACGGACGCGGAGATCATCTTCATGACGGCCGTCTGGGCCTTGGCCTCGTCCTCCGACATGCCACGCACATCGCCGATCTTCTCAGCAACCTTGGTGGCAGCTCGTTCTTCAAGCCATCGGACGGCTTCGGCACTGTCGATCACCCACGAGATGCCGCGCTCACGATCAGCCTTTTCGACGACCGGCATGCCCTGATCAATGTACTTCTGGACGGTGTTGCGGTCTCTGTTAAGGAAAGCGGCGAGCTTCTGAAGCGACATGTGCCGCGCCTTAGCTTCCGATCGCGTGGATGCGAGGGGTGCTGAATCCTCTGTCTCCGACGCGGGAGGCTGCGGGGTGGAATTTTTCGATTTCAGCACCCGGGAGGATGCGGTCTTGCGAGGAGCCATGCGTGAAAGTCCCAGTGTTTTCTGGGACTAGGAGGCGGCCAGCGTCTGCAAGATTCAATTCATGGACGGGAGGGTGCTGATGCTGAATGCAATTTCAAAAATTTTGGCGGAGCGACGACGTGGGGTCGCGAATTACCCGCACTAGACCCGCCCCCTCAGGAGCCTCCGGCGGTCACCGAAGGCTTTTGGCCACGAGCTGAACGAAGCCTAAGAACCACAGCAGCGACAGCAGCCCAACGAAGATCTTCCATTCCCGTGCCAAGCGACGCTCTTCGGCTGCTTCCGCCTCCTGCTTCGCCTTCTCGTCGGCTTCGCGCTTGGCGATCTCGGCCAAGAGACGCGCTTCCTGCTCCGGAGACATCGCGAACGGATCCGGTTCAGAGCCGTCGGCATCTGCCTTCCAGAACCCGCGATCAAGTTTCGATGCGATGGTCATGCCGCTTCTCCCATCTCCCTCAACCCAGCCACGACCGCACGCTCGATCTCCTCGAGCGACGGCACATACCTAGTGTCGAACTCCTTGATGACGTGCAGAGCGAACGCCCGGAGGTCTTCGTCTGGCATCTCTGTCCAGGTCGCATCCTCGTTGTCGAAGTGGACGACGAGACTGGCCCCTGAGTTTTCTACCGAGATGTCGTTTGTTCCCAGCCCCTCAGCGAACTTCTGCCGGGTCTCGAGGTAGATGGCTATGGCTAGAGCTTCGGTGTTGATATGGCGAAAGCTCTCGAAAGCGGCGCAGAAGCCGTTGGCCTGAACCCACAGCTTCTCGAGAGCGGGGTCGAACGACACTCGGACGGTCGACTTCGAATAGTCGGTCTCGAAGGTGAGCCTGGCAACAAGCGGGTCGGTGGAAACGACGTCGACACGGCTGGTGTAGTCATAGATCTTGCTCATGCCTCATCTCCCACCGGCAGCCTCTCCTCAACGTACGCCCACGCGGCATCACCTGCCTTCGCCATACGCTTCTCAATAGAAGCCCATGCGGCTGCTTTCTCGTCATCGGTCATGATCTYCCTGAAGACGATCTCGGTATCGAATGAGGGTGCCGAGGTCAGGCTGCCGTACTCGTAGCCTTGCCGCTTCATCTCGGCATGGTATGCCTGCATCCACCTGAAGGGCGGCAGCGCGGCTGCATCGTCGGCCGAGAATCGCGCACGGATGATTGCCGCGAACTGCTCGGCGTGAACACTCCCCGGCTTACCGGCAGCGATGTCGATCTGAGCGTGGCGCTCTGGTGCCCAAGGAGTCGTGCTCATGCCGCACCCCCATCCCTGAAGGTGACGTACCCGTTCGCATCGATATCGGCGTTGCGGAAATCGGCCTCGGTGCGCGGCTTCGCCGTCGTATCCTTCGCCCACTCATGGGCATCAATCACGATCTTCATCAGCCTGCCGTAGATATCCCGGTTGGCTTCTCGATCAATCTCGCGACGGATCTTCTTGAGAACGCGCTTGAGGCGATCGTTATCTGCCTGTGCCCAGCGCAGATCCTTGGCTATCTCCAGCGACTGATCGATGCGAGAAAGGTACTCCGCGTGGAGGCTGCTGTATGCTTCATTTGCGTAGTCCAGATCCGCCTTCGGCACGAAACCGATCTCGTCCATCCACGACTTCAGGATTGTTTCAGCAATCAGATGCGCGCCCTCTTGGGTAGAGGAGGGGATGTCAAAGTCGCGGTGAGTATCCGCAGCCTTTCCTGGAAAGGCCTTCAGGATGTTGAGAATACAGGAGGTCGTTTGACCCCCAACTGTGTTCTTGTAAATCACACAAATCAGCGAGCGACCGAAATATCCGTACTCATCGCCGCCACCCATATCTTCCCACTTGATCACGCCCATCGCCGCACCTCCTTCGCATTCGACAGGATAATGGTGTGCGCCCGATCAGCCTGACGCAAACGCCGGCGGAAATCGGATCAGTCGTCATCCGCCCACGCGACGTCACGATAAGCCTTCCATTTATCGATGAGCGGCTGCCAGAGATCGGAGTGTTCCGGCCATCCTCCACGAGGAGAAGTGCCGTAGTTGATAAGGTCATGCCCGGCGAGTACGTAGAGCATGAACTCGGCGATGAAGCCTCTGCGCTCGATGAGATCGAATGTGGTGCGATCCCGCACCGCTTCGAGAACCTCGATCATGATGTCGTCGGACTCGCTGCAGTATGAGCCAGAAATTCCCTGGATGACATGATTCCACGGATTGAACGTATCGAGGCCGATCTCGTCGGTGGTCTTCGGAAGAGGAAGCGCGAGAGCTGCCTCCAGCTTTCTCCGGTTTTCCATCCGAAAGGTCGTAAWCGAGTTCTCCGTCATCTCCAGTCTCCTGTTATCCAGAAAATGGTGCGCGCCCGCCGTGCCTCGCGCAAACGCCGGCGGAAATCGTATGATCACGGTCTCGATGATTCGACGGGGCAATAATGGACGCGATCAACATCAAGAAGTGCACCAAATGCGGAGGCACGCGCTTCAACACCTGGGATCGCTGCATGGACTGCAGGAACGCCCGGGGACGCGTCCGGCAGGAAAGGATGAAGGCGAACGGCGGGAAACATACCGCAGCCGAATGGAAGGCGCTCCTTGCCGCCAGTCCCGTATGTGCCGAGTGCAAGCGACCGTGGGATGCGATCCCGAAACGTCCGGACCCCCGCTATAAGCACGTCTGGACGAAAGGTCACAAAATCCCGATCTACCACGGCGGCACCGACGACATCTCGAACATCCAGGCCGAATGCTACGAATGCAATTTCGAGAAGAATGCAGGCCCGCTGAAGCGGAATCCCTAAAGTTGTACCTAGTCCTGTGAGGGATCCATAAGTTTCGCGGCGTAGACACCCGGCCAGTCATTCAGGCAGGCCGGGGATTTCATGCCTAAAACTCTCTACCACTGGTCCAGGAAGTCRCTGGACGTCTTCTCACATAATGATCCGAGGTTTGAAGTCAGAACTCAGGGGCATGCATACGCCCTCGATGACATCGACAACAAGTCGGGTGCGACATCTCGCTTCGAAGCGAAGTCGCTGATCGTCTTCACTGAACAGGCCGCTGAGTTGTTCGAGAAGCACCCTTTACCGACGATGATGGGGTGGAAACGGCTGTTCGGGCAATACTGGACGAAAAAGTTCCTGCACGACCTGCGTTGGAACGCTTCAGACGCATTCCGCTGTGGCGAAGTCCTCGTGATCCGAAAAGGTGAACTCGTGCCGGTGACCTTAAAGGAGCGTATCCGCGATCAATGGGCTCGGAGAGCGGTCGTTCTTGTCATGGATCTTCTGATGCTGCTTTTCCTCGCTGATGCCGCGGTCTCGATCACTACTGAATGGGGCGTGCTGAATTGGCTGTCGCCAGAGATGAGTACCACGATAGGCATCGCGATCATGGTCGTGGGTGCGGCTGTGGTCGTGACTGTGATGTGCCTGATGCGGGTAGGGAAGAGCCGCAACACTGACGGGACCGAGTGGGATTATCGTTCAGAGCTTGAGTGTGCCATGAAGGCTGCCGAGGAGGCGCGCATCCGGGAAGAGAAACAAAGGGAGCGCGGGTAGCGTTCTATGCCCACCTTCGAATTCGAGTTCGACAACCATGAGGATAGCGTCGCCGGCCACGCTGCCGCCAAGGCTCATGATACGACAGCGGCCTGGATGGGAAATCTAAGGGGCACCGGGTATGTCGTCACTTGCGACAACGCGGTGGCGGCGATGGCTTGTAAAATGATCAAAGGCGCGAGAACCATCCGGCAGCCTTGATCGGTAGCGCGCAAATCAAATCCGCCGCCGAGGATGAGCCGGACGGCGGATCGGGGTCTTATGAGACGGATACGGACATTTTCGGCAGTTACGAGACGACTACGGACGTTTTGTCGTGCCCCTGATCTGCTTTACTGCTGCGTCGACGACGTGCGCCTCGATTTCCCGGGCGAATTCAATGAGGCCGGCGTGCGAGATCACCTCGTATGCGATGCCAGTCGACGACCGCTCTTTGTGTGCACTGTTGCTCACCGCGATGTCGATGATGGCCTCGTCAGATAGCGGAGTCTCGAAGATCTCGGCGGAGGCGAGCGCCGCCAGTCCGGCAGGGGTGATTTCGATTGCCGGGGTTTCGTTTGTCTCCTTCCAAGGCTCGCCGAGATCGACGGTATAGAACGCCGCCATAGTACCGTCAGACTGCGTGTCAGCACCAGCGATGACGATCTGCTCCTCCGAATCCGTGGCCTCGTACGGCCAGTCCGTGACGACATCGTATCCAAAATCAGGCGGGAGCGTCGTCCAGGTGCCGGGCTGCAGGCGCTCAAAGTCGCGCTCGTTCTCGGCATCGGAACGCTCGCAATACTTCGACATCCGCTTCTCGGCTGCGTCCTGCAATGCGTTGACCAGATAGCTGATCGTGCGCTCACCGATCTCTGGGCGCTCAACGAGGAGCGTCTGTAGGTTCCTCCAATCGCGGTCGCAGGTTTTGCTGAGATCCATGTCGACCTGCGCACGCAGCACCTTCCCATACGAATCCAGTAGCGTCGCCAGGCTCGCTTCTTCAGCCCTCTCGGCGGCGTTCCATCCTGCCATATCTCTCGAAACCCAGCCCAACTCGTGGTGCCAGACCTGTCCTTTTCCGTCCTTCTCGCGACGGTCTCCCTTTTTCGGCATCACATCCTCCTCGTTTCGGTGCCTACAAGGATGGTGTGCGCAGCCGCCGCTCGGCGCAAACGCCGGCGGAAATCAGGATCGCCCGATGATGGTGCCAGCGGTGTAGGTTCTGTTCTCGCGGTAGAGGATAATGCGCCCAGGAAGGGCAGTCGATTGCCAGCCCGCTGGGAGCACTGACAAGACGGCAAGGATGACCTCCCGCGTCGTCGCCGGCTTAACGGCGAATGGCGGCACGATGCTATTCACGAGATCCGGATGAGGTTTCCTGACTTTACCGGGTTCTCCTTCCGCTCGAAGCGTGTACGGAAGCTCGGCTCGTAGYGCGTCCAGCACCCGTGCAGCCGGAACGCCGCCGTCGGTCTTGATATCGACGGGATGATCGAGGTCGATGGGATATTGGGCGTCGAATCCTGCGGCCTTGAGCTCCGTGGTATCGCGATTGCGGCCGGGATCATTGGAGCCGAAGCCGCTGAAGTTCCACCAGACATCCGCCGTCTGCGCGTAGTGCCGGATTAGCAACTTTTCCAAATCCATGGCCGTGAAGACAAAGACGCGAGCGCACTTGAACTGCACGTCCTCGGGCTTCAGGTTCTGGCGATGCTGGATCGTCCACGCGTGTTTCGAGAGGCGACCGCGTAGCCCTGAATCTGCATCGGTCTTGCCGACGTAGACGACCTGGCCGCCGACGAGAAGCTGATAGACACCTTGTTCGTCCGGCACCTGCATGGTGTGCTCGTGGGTGAGCGACGCCGAATCCATCTCTGCGAACTTGTCGACCAAGCTCTTCAACAAGGCCGACGGCAGATCGAATTCGAACTCAACGAAGCCCTCCGCCAATCTCAGACTCCGATCTGAGCGGCGACGCTGCGGCCGACAACGGCTGCCAAGTCGACCGGCACGGCGTTGCCGAGCTGGCGCATCGTCTCCGTCCACGATCCGTGAAAGACGTAATCGTCCGGGAAAGTYTGCAGGCGCGCGCTTTCGCGAACGGTGAAGTACCTGACAGATCCATCAGGACGACGAAGCATGTTCTCGCCGCCCGGAACACCGTGAACGCCAGCCTTCAAGGTCTTGGCGGGCTCGTGCAGAGGGCTGCCAGTGTGCCCGGGGTATGAACGAGCACCCGGTTGGTAGCGATGGTTATGGACGATGATGTCGCCCGGGATCTTTTTGGTGGGATCCGGAAGCCCTACAAGCGCGTCGGCAACGGTGCGCCACGGCAGCTCGTCCGGCATCGACATCCTGCTGATGCGGTCGCTTCCAACGATCTCTGGCCGATCCTTCTTTGCAACGCGATGGCGATCCCAGTATTCGCCCATTRCCTGATCCCAGATCAAGGATTCACGCGAATGCGTCTCGTGAGGGAAGTGGAATGCCTTCCCGAGATCCTCGCGGATGCCGACGAAGAAGACACGCTCGCGCTTCTGCGGGATCCCGTAGTTCGCGGCATTCAGAAGCTGTGTAACGACGCGATAGTTGAGTCCTTCACGGCTGCCGCTCGTATGATGCTGCTCGAGACGAGAAAGGTGATCTCCCCAGGACTCGTCATCGCCCTTGATGATCTCCGGGTGCTCGAGCTGCAGGCGGATGTATTCGAAGTAGTTGCGAAACGAAGCGCGGGTGAGTCCTTTGACGTTCTCGAATATAAATGCCTTCGGACGAGCCTGACGGACAGCACGGATTGCCTGAGGGAACATATCGCGGTGGTCATCGTAGGCCGCATGCTTGCCTCCCATGGAAAAAGGCTGACATGGAGGCCCTCCTGAAACGAGGACTATCTTGTCTTCGAAAGGGCGGAAATCGACATCGCGCACATCGCCGTGGCGGACTTTCCAGCCCTTGACGGCTTTCATTCCGCGCTGCTGGTTTTCCCTCACGGTATCGACGCAGTAATCGTCCCACTCGTAAACGCTGACCGGCCGGAATCCGGCATCATGTAAGCCGAGGCCCAACCCCCCGGCACCGGCGAACAGCTCAATCGACTTCATCGCAAAGGAACTTTCGTATTCTATCGCCAAGGACTGGGAGGTTCGACTTGCTCACCTCGCACTCCCACACGACCATCTCATCCCACCCCAGCGCCTCTAAACGGGCACTGTTTTCGGCATCACGTTGCGCGTTCCGTTCGAGCTTCGGCAACCAGAAGTCAAGTCTGGACTTCGGTAGACGCGCGAGTTTGCACGACGAATCAGCGTGGCGATGCCAGAAGCAACCATGAATGAAAATTACTTTTTTTCGACTACCAAAAACGAGGTCGGGAGTGCCGGGCACATCTTTTCGATGGAGACGATACCGAAATCCCATACCGTGGACCAGCCGGCGGACCACCAGTTCCGGCTTTGAATCCTTGCTCCGGATCCGGGACATYCGTTCCGAGCGGGATTTTGGGTCTAGTGTGTCAGCCATGGCTAGCGAAAAGGTTGCAACAGGATAATGTCGATGCTCTCAGATAGGGCTTGAGGGGACATGAAGCAAAGATTGGAATCGAACGCACGCAAAGTTGCCGCAGCAGCCAAAGCTCGTCCGGAAGAGACACGGTGGTCGCTGATCGGGGCTGCGGCTGGCGCTGCTCTCGGATTGCTGGTCGGTGGCGTAGGGATCGCGGCCATGGGTGGAGCAGCGGGTGTGCCGGCAGCCATCATCCTGGCACTCGTAGGCGGCGTGATTGGCAACAGGTACGGCATCAGCAAGGACAGACCTATTCGATGACGGCAYTCTTCGACACGGAAGCGGGTCAGTTCGCCAGTCTTGCGAAGCAGTACATGGAGGGAGCGCGTGTCCTGAGCGAGGCTCAGGCGGAACGCGGGAAGATCCTGTTCAGACCGACGCTCGGCCTAGCCGGGCACGGACTGGAACTGATGCTTAAGGCATGTGTCCTGTGGAACGGTGAGCGACCAATTACAAGCGGCCGCGCGGGGCATGCGGTCATATCCATGTGGGAGTCCGACACCTGCGCACCTCTCCGCGGACACCTGTTCGCCAACGCGATCATCGTCGCCATGGAAGCTCGTGAGCGTGGAAGCTACCCGGATGTCCCGACGGAAGAGGACGTTCTACCAGCGATCGACGCGTACGTCCGAGCACTGGGCGAACTGCACGCCGGCGGAGGCTATCCTCTCAGATATCCTGCGGATCCAGATACGATGGCGCCGCGGACACCGTTTCTCGTGGAGTCGCTCTGGAATACTGCTGACGGATTCGTAAAACGGCCTGATGCCTTCAAGATCTGAAGCCTGAACACGCACAAGAAAAGCCTCCCGCTGAGGCGACTTGCCTCTTGCTACCCGCCCAATTTGTAGCAACGCTACCCTGCGCGCTCGACAATCTGAGCATCATACGATGCCCGGATCCTCCCGTCCTCGACGCGATATCCGAACAGGATCGGCAGCTCGAGGGCATAGAGCTGATCGATCTCGGCGGGGGTGAACCCCTCCCGGAGCTTCTCATCTACAAATGCCATGATCGCATTCTCGATGACCGCCAACCGAGCGCGGACGGCATCACGGATTGCAATGTCGTCGCGGGTCTTCGGTGTCGCATGAGCGACAGTGACAGGATCCGCCAGATAGTGGATGGCYGGCTGCTCGGGAGCGGGATCCGGGGCGGCGGCCGCGGGGGTGGGCTTGGGCTTGCGAGGTGCCATTACGCTTCGCCCCGAAGGAAGACGACGTTGTCGGCAGCCAAGCCGTTGATGCGATCGATGTGAGCATACATTGATCTCGCTTCCCGGCGATCTACGACTGGCGGCGGCGCATCGACCCTGCGGACGTAGTCCCAGGCCTCCTCGTCCCACACGTGCAGATGCGGAGGGTGGTCGTCTTCGAGAAATTCGGCGAGCAGAGCGAAACCTTCCCGGAGATCTCCGAGGTGCCGCTTGTCGATGGAGACATAGCCATCACGGACGCGGACGAGGTCCTGACGAAGCTCGCTGGCGACGAGACGGCGATAGAGCTGCCACATGACCCCGTTGTCGTCCGGCAACGCAAGCAGATCGCATTGCGTCGTCACCTGCTTGAACAGATACCGCTGCCAAAGGTCGACCATCTTGCGGATGTCGTGCTCGAGGCCGAGCTGGATCCAGTCAATCCGCGGTGCTGATTGAGCGTTGGCGCGGATCGCCCAAGCGGGGAAGCGTTCGATGTTGTAAGCGGCTGCATGCATGACAATCCTCCTTGTCGTGTAGGAAGATTGTTTGTGCCGGCGAGGACTGAATCAAGATTCGTCGACGTATCCTTCGAGCAGCAGCTCGAGCACATCATCAGGAATACCTGACGACCTCTCGAACTCGTCTCCGCCCGCGTTGAGATTCAGCGCTGACACAGGGCCAAGGATCTTACGGGCTGTCGTCGGCAGCAGCGCATCGCCTTTCTTCTTCCGCTTGAGACGAAGCTTCTTCGGCTTTCTCTGATCAGTGCGTCCGAAAACGGGCACAGGCTGAGGTGGCGGAGCGTAACGAGACGGCGGAAGCGTGGCGCAATATTCATGGTGCAGCCGCAGAGCAGCGCGGAGATCCGATTGCTCTCTGGTCTCGAGATCGGCGAAGCCATCGCTACTTTCCAGAGCTTGGATCTCGAGTGCGATGTTCGCCAAAATCCGCCCATTGAGCATTCGCCGAGCCGTGTTGAGCCACGTGCGGATGTTGTAGACGGAGCCTTTGGATCGGACCTTGCCAGTTTCTGGATCTGGCCGCTTCAAGAACGCGGTGAAACCTTTGTCCAGCTTCGGAATCGAGTCGCCATGGTGCCGATCAGAGATGCACTTGCCGAGAGCCTGAGCGAGCGTCACAGGGACGGCGTTGGCGATCATGATGTTGATGGTCTCTTCAGACCATCCGCTACCAGGGCCGCGTGCGTTTTTCTTCTTTTTTCGCTGGAAGTCGTAATCGAATGGGAAGCCTTGTATCCGCGCGACCTGTGAAGATGTCAGGAAGTGGGTGTCTTTAATTTCTGCCGCATCGTCCGGATGCGGAATATAGGCATCGCCAACGGGTTGATGAGTATGTCGTGCGATGGTCGCGCAAGGCTCGTCTATCGACCTCACGCCGCGGCCATTCGGTTCGCCGCTCTTGCCCATCCATGGGCGGGCGAAGAATGCGCCCTTTTCTAGCAGTTCCTTGTCCTCGGGGAATTCGCGAGGATTGAGCATGTCCCGGACGACCATCTGTTTCTTAGATGCCGCTTCCAGAATTGCCGACCTCAGGAAATCGTCCCGCTCATCCAGCCGGCCAATGCAGAAGAATCGGTTACGGTCTTGCGGAACTCCATAATACGAGGCGTTGACGACGATCTCCGTCAAACCGTATCCATGTCGCTTCCATAGGCCCCGCGCGTATCGGTATTCACTGCTCTTTGCAGCTTCTGGAACGTTCTCAAACAGAAGCCACTGTGGACGTAGGATACAGATGATTTGCGCGAACACCTTTGTCAGCTCCGCGCGCTCCCCCGGAACACGCAAACCTRCTCTCGAGAAGTCCTGGCACGGTGGGCCGCCGACGATGACGTCTGGCTGCTCGTTCATCGCGAAGCACGCTTCCGCGACGTCGTTCAGATCCATGCGAATGGCATCCTTGCCCGCGTGACACAAGATCGAGTGCTGGRCTTCCTCCCACTCGAAGCTCAGCATGTGATCCAAACCGGCAGCCTCTAAGCCGATGCCCATGCCACCTGCGCCCGCGAAGAGCTCAATGAATCCCATCCCATTTCGCGGCCCAGCCATTTCTCACCCTCATTACATGGATATCTCCATTGAATAGTGTGGGACCGTTGAGCCCAGGTAAACGCGGCCGTCTACAAGCCCCCGTTGAGCTTGCGGAGGGCGCGGGTGATTTCGGCAGCGTAGAGCTTCTGCGGATCCGAATCCTTCACGCTCGCCGAGATCGTCGCATCCCAACGGAATGTCGGCTTGTAGACAGCCTCGTCGGACATGCGGGCTAGCAGCCTGATCTTGTAGTCGCCGTCACGCTTCGCGGCGCGCTGCCAGTAGCCCTTCTGATCGCCGATCTTGCCGAAGAAGATGCCGGGCTTTCCGGATGGATTGTTGGCAGCCCATCTTGCGGGGCCTGTGGATTTGCCAGCGGCGCGGAGCTTGTCACGCTTCGCTGCCAGCCGGGCGCGCTTCGTCTTCTCGGATTTGGCCTGCCGTGCGAGCTTCTTCAGGTAACCGCGCCTGAGATTGCCAAAGGCATTCTTCTCAGAATCGGGCGCGTCGGTCAGGACATCGTACGGTGTCGCACCGACATCGCCCTTTTTGCGGACGCCGCCGTTGATCAGGTAGGTCATGTAGCCAGCCTGCTGCGGCTGTATCCTGACGACGGCCTCCAGAGTGCCCTGCGTGGCCTTGTCGACAACGAATCCTTTTCGTGTCCATGCCGTCGGCTTGCCTTGGATAGTAGCGTCGGCGTGCTTCAGGAGACTCTTGCGGGCGTCGAATGCGAGGCCGCTTAGGAATCCTGCCTGAGCCTGCGGCAACACCTGCTTCTCGAGCCGCGTCATGTATCTTTCGAAGTTCCGGGTATCGAACTGGAAGACATCGTCCTTCGCCATGTCCCACCTCACAAGAAAAGAAGCCCCGGCGCGCGGGACAGGCGCAGCCAGGGGCCAAGTCGAAGGAACCGAAGAGAGAATTCTGCGGTACGATGATGATTTGTGYCGGCCACCATCGGCGCAAGCGGATTCATGACGCGCTCCGCACGGTGGCGCGGCGGCTGCGGACGAGATCTGGCAGCACGGTCGCGGCTTGGGTGAGCACCAAGTATTCCTCGAGTAGCGTCTGCTGCATGAGGATCTCGGAGGCGAGGTCGTCCATCGAGGAATGACAATCGGGATCATCGACTGCATCGCTAGCAAGGTCGACGATGGTGTCGTATGCGCAGACGTATTGGGCCACCGCCGCGCGCAGAACCTGCGGTTCGACGGGTTCGCCGCCGAGGTATGCGTAGATGGCTTGGCGAGGCGTGAGATCGGTCATCAGAGACCCCCGGCGGCGAGACGAGCACGGATGTCGTCGAGCTGCGGCGTTATCCAATGATCCTTCAGAAATGGGATCACGACATTCTCGATCCGATTGATCTCGAATTCCATGTCGTCGCGCAACTGCTGTATCTGCTCGACGAACTCCTCGAGTTTCGCCAAGATTTCATCAGCTAGGGACGCGTTAGTGCTGATTAGCTCATCTGCCGAGAGACCGGACGCGGGCGCGCCGAAGATGTAGTCGGACATAGCGGCGGGGCCCRCATTCTCGTAGCTCCAGGTGATGTCGTTTTCGCGAAAGACCCGGCCGTAGAATCCCTTTCCGTCCTGACAGGCGATGGCTCCCGCGGAGTTGGTTCCGAAGATCGTCTGGTGCATCGAGAGGTTGCTCGGACTTCCGGGTCCGTAGATGAGGTCGGTCACCGTCCATGGATCGTCCGAGAAGCTGAAACCAGGCTGTGCTCCCGTGACCGTGACGCGCCAGAGACGCTGGTCAAGCGTGCCACCGCCGGAGCCGCCGTTGTCTTTGAGCCAATTCGCGAGATCTTCCACATAGCTGAGCCGTGGAGCGAGTGTGTGGATGTCAGCGGATTTTTCGGCCATGTGGATTCTCCGGATGTCGAGATCCATGATCGCTGCGACTGACTGAAAGATTCAATGGCCGGCGAATTCGCAGATCGGATGCCCGCAATTTGTTCCGACTTAGAGCAACGTGCCTTGGGATATGCGGGATGCCTGCCGGCGATATCGGCCGGCGAACTTCGTCACTTCTTGAAAGGTTGCGTTGCTGCTAAGGACGGACACGACGCTGAGGCGGGCAAGAGCATGCCCCTTCGTTGAGTCAGACTTCGAGAATCCGACTCCGTTCTGCTGTTTGGCATAGTCGGAGTCTTCGGCTGCCACCGCGCCGATGACGAGCAGAGCTTCTCGGGCTTTGCCCCAGCGCGGATCGCGAGACGACGCTGGGGGACGGAAATGTCTCATTCACCACCTCCGTCACTACGGAAATGCTTGGAATGGCGATTCCAAATCATGAAGTAATGGGGGGAGCCGACAACGAGGACTCTGGTCATAGTGACTTGCTCCTCGACGCCTTCTCTGCGGACTTCCGCAGCGCGGCTCGGTCTCGGCGGTATAGCAGACGACCCATGGTCTTCCTCTTCGAAGCTGCCGCATCGTAGCCCCGCGCTTCCAGGATCCTCAGAGCGTCCGCAAGAACCGACTTGATCGGCGCGGGGAGATCCGCTCCCGACTCCTGGAGCTTCGCCAATGCAACGGAGACCGCCGCGGCGATGGCTGTATCGACGTGACACGCCTCAGGCACTGCGGCTGTTCGCAGTCCTGCTCTCCACCGCTCCGTCGCGCGGCGACCCAACTCGTTCCTCGGATCGGCTTGCCGTGGCATGCCCGTCACTCCCTCCCATCACTACGGGAAATGTCACGCTCGGCGTTGCAAGCGACAAAGGCTATCAGCCCGTCACTACGAAAATAAGGGATTGGCGGAGCTGGTCGAGCGGAGCGGGAGCGTAGCGTCTACGGGAGACTAAAAGTCTCACCCGGCCAGGGCAGATTCACTTTCATAGCGAGGAACGAGCTATATTCTCTTAGTCTTCCCCGGCAATTCCGTTTACCGCCATTTGCCCCTAGCGGTCTCCCAGAATCGTTCAATCTACAACTTGACCCGAAAAGCGGCTCTTCTGTCTACAACTTGACCTGCCGAACCCATCACTACGGGATCCATTATTCCGTCTCATCGCAGAATAATTTGTAGATGGACTATTGTGCTGTTCACCGCCGGCAAGAACCATAGTCATGTCAGCATGACAGATGAGGAGGACGACATGACCAGGCTATGGACTCGGAAAAAGACGATCGGAGCTGATCGGAAAGGCGTTCGAGGCGACATCCGCCTCGTGCATTCCAAGGAACGCGCCAGCCTGGACAAGGAGCCGACATCAGAGCGGGGAGAGGCCATGGTGAACTCCATCCGCTTCTACGGCGCTCGCGAGGGCAACTCTCCGGCCGAAGCAATGACTGCGATGTCCGCCGCACTCTACGAGTACCTGATGGCCCGGGCGAGGCCGAAGCTCAAGGACAACGAAACCTGCCGCGTCCCGTTCGCCGATGCCAAGGCATACCTCCAGATCGAAAAGACCTCTCGTCTGAGGGAATACATGTCCGCGCTGTCATCGACGTGGGTCTCCTACGATTTCCTGGAATCCACCGAAGGGTTTCAGAAGATTGGCCGCCGCGTCCAACTCATGAATTGCTCGGAAGTGATCTCGCCGACCCAAGAGCGCTTTATCGAGATCGAGATGTTTCCTAGCGTCCGGAAGGCCATCCTCGCCGCCGAGATCTATACGCACCTCGAACTCGGTGCCTTTCCTCGATTTTCATCGAAGTACACGCAGCGCCTTTACCCCAAGCTCGCGCTTATGTCCGGGCGCGACCAACGTCCCCCGATGCGCTGGACTCCTGAGGAACTGGCAGAGCAGCTCGGATGGCGGCCGGACACATGGAAGTTCGGCAATTTCGAAGCCCGTGTACTGAAGCCGGTCATCGCCGACATTCAGGAGCATGTTCGCCGCTTTGAGATCACCTGCGAATACGTGAGGGGATCCGGACGTGGCCATCCCGTGAGTGAGATCGTTATCACGGTCGGCAAGGCAATCTCGACGGAAGACGAGATGAGGCTGGCCGACATGACCAAGAGCACCCGCACCATCGTCCGCCGCATCGCCAGCGAGGCCGCCGTCGACTTCGCGACTCAGATGCCGAACGAGACCGTCCTGCGACGCGCAGCCACCCGTCTCGGAAAGCCGGTCACCGAGATCGCGACGATGTGGACTGAAGCGTTCGCGGACGAAGCGATCATGGCGAAGCTCGAACGAGAAGGTCTGATCGCTGCCTTCGAGTCCTGGGTTAGGGCGCAGGAAATTGCCGCCGACGAGGATGAGGACGATGCCGAGGTCGACTTCGATGCCGCCAACACGATCCTCGTGACACTTGCCGACGGATACGGTCTCGACACCGCAGCGTCCGCCATCGAGGAGCACCTCTGGACAGGATCCTCGACGATGACGATCCGGATACTCTGGAGCGTCGACGGCGAGGATCACCAGCACGACATCAAGGTCACCCCCACTGAACGCGACCTGGCGCTGCTTCTGCACGCCAACCAGGACGTCATCGAAGAGATGGAGTACGCAGCATGAGCACGAAGAAATTGGGGAAGAAGACACTGAAGGCGAACCTGCTGGCAATGGCGGCCGAAGAGGCAGCGCAGGAGCATGAACATCGGGCGAGCTTTGAACGCCAAATCRAATCCATCCGCGAGCAGCTCGAGTCTATGACGGAGTCGGAAGACTTCACCCGGTCGAGCGTGAGCGACCAGTTCGGGCATGCGCTCGATATCGCGAAGCGCGTGTTGAGGATGCCCAAGCATGAGTTCGAAGCTGCGGTCGCCGGCCTGAACACCTTGCACAGCCGTGTCGTCGATCGCTGCCCTAGTGGGAAGGATCCTCGGGATGTTCCTGAATGGATGCAGATGACGGCTGAGGAACTGCGTCTGTCGTATACTCTTATGACACCGTGGGCGGCGGCCGACTGGATCGCTCGTCATGGAGCGAAGGTTGGCTATACCGCTGCGCAGATCGCCGAGGCCAAGAGAGAATACAAGCCGCTAGAGATCGCGCGTTGCATCAAGCGCGATGAGGAAGACGATGCCCGTGCGGCCGCGAGGCGTGTTGAAATCGAATCCTCGTTGCGTACCGCCCATCATCAGCGCCTTCAGCACCAAGCGTCACGGACCCATCTCTGACTCGATCGCGCAATCTTAACCCTGCCGGCGCCTTTCTTCCCGGTAGGGGCTCACAACTTTTCCGGGTCCTGCTATGACTCCGGAAATCGAAGGAAACGACATGATCGCAGGACTGAAGATAGCCCGAATAGCCTGACCCCGCCGCCGCGCGGAGCCGCATTCGTTTGCTCATCTTCTGGAGTCCAGCATGTCCTTCGTCCGCAAGTTCTACGTCGCAGACACCCACTTCGGCCACACCAACATTTTGGCCATGCAGCCTCGTCCGTTCTCTACGATCGAGCAACACGACGAGGCGATCGTCGCACGCTGGAACGGGGTCGTCGGAGAAAATGATGTCGTCTACCACCTCGGCGACTTCGGGATGGGTCTCAATAATTCGGACCGCATCCGCTGGATTTTCGCGCGTCTCAACGGCCGCAAGTTTCTCGTCTACGGCAACCACGATGTTCGCCGCGACGGCGAGCTTCATCCGACTATCGCCGGCCTTGGCTGGGAAGCGCGGCCGGAAGCTCTGATGTTCGCCCGCGACGAAGGTCACCACATCGTCCTCAGCCATTACGCGCAGCGGTGCTGGCAGGGGCGCGGCAAGGGCGCGTGGCATTTCTACGGTCACGCGCATGGTCGCCTGCCTGCCGAGGGCCGGTCTCGCGATGTCGGGGTCGACTTGCCTGACGTGGACTTCACGCCGCGGACATTCAAGGAGCTGACGAAAGGGATGCGCGATGACAGACGATGAATACGCCTACCTCGTCGCTAGCCATGGCGCCGCCGTCCCTGTGCGAGATCGGCTGCGGCTGCACGATTGTCAGCTTCCTGCGCTCGACAGTCTCCTACGCGTGATGCGCGAGGAAGGCCTCGACGCCGAAGTCCGCATCACTGGGATCGTCGCAACCGCCTCAGGCCGCACTCAGATCGAGAAGGAGCTGGCGGCTGCCGTCGATCCGCGCAGCGCGCAAGCTCTGTGTCTCGAGATTTCGTTCTGGGCCATCGAACGCCGCTTTGAAGAAATTGTTTGTGAGGAGTTCGCAGATGACTGA